TTATATAGCTTTTTTTAGTTGCTTCTTTTGCTGGCATTCTTCCTCCCACTTCATTACATCAGTAGCGAGGTATCTTTTCATTGTTCCGCCCTCAGAACTTAATGCCGGGGCTGGGAATGGAATCCCCCAAGGTGTGTTAATTTCCCACCGATTAAGTGTGCGTTTAGTAATATGAAACATCTCACACACATTGTTAGATGTCAGATATTTATCCACATTAGCCCTCCTTACTTTCCGCTTTAACTTCTATCTTGATGCCTTCATATGTGCCATCACCACCACAATACAGACAGTGTGTATATATGCCTAAACCATCCCCATCAGGACTAAAGTTTTCAGGTAATGAAACATTTATAAATTCAGTACCGCCAATTGGCTTCGTATGAATATGAGGGGCAAGACCGTAATAAGGGAAAATGCATTCACCGTTCCCGTCATCACAAAAATCACATGTTTTAACTTTTAATCCACTCATCCTTTAGTTCCTCAACTCATTACGTTCTTTCTTCAATTGACGCAAAAGGTTGTGAAGAGTAACGGTTACAGATTTATCTAGACTTTTGGTTGAATGAAACTCTGCTAGTTGAGAAAGCGCTAAACCAAAAATGTGGTATGCAAAAACCTTTGCAGCCTCAGGATTATTTTTGAGAAGCTCCTCGGTACTTGGACAAATGATTTTTTCAAAAATATGAACAGCTACCTGATCGGGAGTGCCTTCAATTCTGCTAGGGTTCAAATTAACTTCTCCAATAACTTTGCTCATCCTTCAGCTCCTGATTCGCTAACACCCAACTTAATGCAACCTTCCTCAGGTAAATCAGCATACCAACAGTAGTATCCTTCACCGTCATAACCATCTTGGAGCCATTTGATGGTCATTTCAGTTTCCATCTGGAATTGATCTTTTTCCCCATCTGGCGCACCAAAATCAAAGGCTTCTTTTAGTTCAGCGCAAGTTAGAGTGACACTAGGGGCGGGAGTATCTGGCACCGTCTCGGCTTTGGCTTTATTCCATAACTGCCAAGCATCATTAGTTACAATATTGAAATAGCCATTCATTGTTTCACTGAATGCTAGGATGTCATTTTTACGAATAGCACTTTCACGTTTAAAAATTTCTGTAGTTTTGAATTGTGATTCAAAAGGGATACGTTCATTACCTGTCATTTAAGCCACCATCTCTGCATATTCTTCTTTAGTCCACTCAACAAACTCTCTATAAAGCTGCTGGGCAGGTTTGTTTAATCGGTTGTGATAGTCGATCGTTATGCGGCGCCAAGCGACTGGTACCGCATAATGCTTGGTTAGAAACATTGCTTGATCCATGCCTTGCCGGACTATTACATAGCCCAGCAATTGCAAGTAGTACATAAAACCAAGCATGTGTTTTTGGCTCACTTTCTTGTACTGATCTTTCATGTTAGAAATCGTCCACTAATAAATAATCAGGGGTAGATTCTTGTTGAGTAGGTGTAGGATTCTCTAATTCATAGCGGCGTTTTCTCACATACCCCATTAGCTTCGGTTGAATCTGCGGATCTCGTGCAGCCACGTCTATTTCCAAAGCATCTAGCGTTGTAAGGTCTGGTGCAGTTTGGATTTGAACCATTAGTGAAGGTGGTTCAGTTGCTTGCGCCTTAGATTTTTCTAGCTCTTCAAGACGTTTGTGAGTGGCGAGAAGGATAGGCTTCATTTGTTCGTCATCCCATGTGCGGGTATAACGATAAACTGCATTTACCTCTTCAGGTGTTTTTGATTCTTTTACACGCTGAAGAAGGGCATCTAATGCCTTCTGATATTCAGGATCTACTTTCGGCTCGTTAGTTTCTGGAATTAATAGATCCTCAGATGTGGTGACATTTGTTTGTTCGGTAATAACAATTGTTGGTTGAGTTTCTGCAGAAATAACTTCAATAGGCTTTTCTGCTTTTGATTTTTTGCCTCTCTGTTTTTTAGGTTCCTCACCAAGACGAATAACACTTAAATCATTGTTGATTTCAATACCGAGTGCTTTTGAAAAAGCTTTTAATTGAAGCTTGGCATTTTCAGCATCACGCTGAACAAAACCACTATTAATTGCTTCAATGAGTGCAGGAGTTTTAAATCCAACGTTATAAATGGAAGGTAAATATGTGTTGATTACAAAAACATTTTGACCTTCTTCATACTCATCAATAGTTAATGGCTTTGTGAATGTAATGCCAGCCAGCTCAATAGTTTCGATTTTGATGCAGAATTCAAAACCCGGTTTACCAAAAATAGAAGCGGGGAATTGATCTAAGTCAGAAAAGTCCAACATGTCTCCAATAGGACGACATAGAACAGTTTTACCTTTTTGAAGAGCTGCAAATGCTTCAGCTGCAGTTAGTAAATTAGTCATGAATAGCTCTCCTTTTAGTGATGTAACGACTGTTGTTGCTGAACTTGCTGAGGATTATTTTTAGGCGCCCAACCCATCTGATCGGCACGTGCTTGGCATGCTCTATTGATACCAGCCTCGTAAGTAGTGCCTTTAAACTTTTTAATCGCAGCATTTAAGATGTTTGTGTCAGGTGCATCTTTAATTGCTTTCAGAGCATCTTGATAAAGTTGGTCTTGAGTACGAGGTGGCTTCTGGTTGCCACCATGAGCGGTTGCCAGATTATTCTGATTTGTATTTTGACCTGCTGGGGTAGAGGCATTTTGCTCTAGATAGGCATAGTCATAGTTGTATAGGTATTTACTTCCATCAAAATTACCGAGGTAAACATCAGCTGCCACACCAACAGCTTTAAACGCTACACCTAGAGCATCGGTTACGGCTTTTTTATAACCCTCATCAATCGCTACTAGTTTGCCTTTGTGAATTTCAGCAATTGCTGAACCACCGTTGCCGAAAAATTCCTCACCCCAAACACCATCAATCTTGGTTTTTACTGCTACTTCAGCAAAAGCCATCATGGTTCCATCTGGTGCAGTTTCAGACCATAAACGCACGTGTCTATAAGTCCAGCCATGACCAACAGGACCAAAGGCCTGAGTCATAGCCATTAAACGCCATTGAGGGTTAATATCTGATTTACCTTTTAAATAACCAATCTCAATCTTTTTAAGAAAATTGGTAGGCGTCTGCTTAACTGCATTCCAGATATGTAAGTTGTCTTTTGAGTTTTCAGTTGTCATTTTTCTTATCCTTATCTTGAGCCAGTGAAGCCACGAGAACGCTTATAGTTTTTGCGGTCATAAGTAGGGATATTTGTTTCGCGCAGTTTTATTGCGAGCTGCTTTCTACGTTGAAAGTCGATTTCTTGAGTGAGCTCACTCCAAACTTTTGGATAGTCGGTTTTGAACTTTTCAACGTCTAAAGGCGTCTTAACGGAGTTCTTCACTTTGTAAAGAACTGAGCCATTAGCATTAGATGTGTACACTTGCCAGCCTATGCGAACAGAGTAGAGGCCTTTATCATCACGGCCCAAATATGACTTATAGCCATCAGGATGCTTTTTGAAATTAGTCATCTTTAAGCCTCCACCAACTTATTGCGTTCGATGAAGCCTTTTAGAAGGCCATTGATGTTCTTGATGTCTTCAAATTCGGTGAAATCGTTATATGACTTACCGTTAATATCAGTGATTTCATTTACTGTGAGTTGAGTAATATCAACAGCAGTGAATTCAGAACCCGGAACGCCGTAACTGTCTGGATGAGCTTCAAAATCAAAGCTAACGTTTAAACGGAAGCTATCTAATTTGATGACTGCAACGCCAGAATGTTTACCTGTGATTTTCGCGGTTAACACACCGTAAGTACTTGGTTGAGTTTTAGGAGTAAATAGGGAAGGTGCTTCTTGTGTTTGGAAAGCTGGTTGAAGCTGGCAAGCAACTAAAGAACCACCAGAGATTGCAAGAGCAGCCATGCTGACAAATGCAAATGAGTTGAATGAGTTAACTTTTACGTTCATAATTGATCTCGCAGTTTGCAAAAGCACATCAGATTTAGCGGTCGGTGTGCTTTTTTGTTGTCTACGAGACAAATATAGTTTTATCTATTATTAGTGTCAATAGGTATAACTATAAAATGATAGGTGTAAATTTCTAAATTGATAGGTAAATCTATAAATAAAAAGCCCACCTTATAGGTGGGCAAATGTATAAAATTGTTTCTATAGGTGAATTTATTAACCAGCTCGCCAAAATTGACGACCCATTACCTTAAAATTTTTTCCATTCTCTTCAGTAACTTTTCGATCTCTAAACTTTTCATTGAGACTATGAAGAATTAGAGACCCATCAGCCTCTTTAAAAATTTGCTTCAACATTCCTTCACCAGCGAAGTAAACAGCATATATTTCACCGTCAATAACTTCAGTTTGAGAAATATCAATACCAACTAAGTCACCATCTTTGATGTAATCCATCATGCTATCACCTTTAGCTTTGATGATACGCATGCAATCCTCAGAGACACGTTTTTCTTTAAAAAATGATGGTGGAAAAGGGATTGCTCCATTGATTGCATCAAAATGAAATTCAATAGATTCACCTGGTCCACATGAAAAATTAGCTTCCACTACGTCAATCCAAATGTAATTGTCTATTCCTTTATGAACCACTTTAGGTTTTACAAAATCATCTTCGGAAAAACCATCTTCAGTTTTTCCAGTAGTTAGCCAATACGCATCTACACCTAAGTATTTTGCAATCAGTGGAAGGAAAGCAGACTTCAAGCTCTTACCACTTTCTAAGGCTTGATATGTGGGTTGTTTAATACCAACTGCTTCAGCTACTTCATACTGACTTTTACCAGCTTTAGTACGAGCTTCTTTGAGTCGAGTTGCCAAATCAGACATAACAAAAACCTTAATTTGTTTGGAATTGGATTTTATAGGCTCAACTATAAAACTTCAAAAAGGCATACCTATTGACATATGATAGGTATAACTATAAATTAACTATCAAAATAGGAGTTTGATAGTTATGAGCCAAAATCTCATCGCAATCTATGAAAAATTAGTTGAGTTCTTAGGTGGCCAAACAAAGACAGCTCAAGTCCTACTTATAAAACAACCCTCTGTAAATGCATGGCTTAAAGGAAAAAACCAAATGTCCGAAAAGATTGCATTACGCGCTGAGCGTGTAACTAAAGGTCGTTTTAAAGCTTATGAGCTTTGTCCATCACTTTCAGAATTCGAAACATTAACCGCTTAGGACCTTACCCATGAGCAAAGTATCAAATGAATTGCCTGCAAGCGCTAGCAATAACGAATCGCTCATATTGCAAGCACTTAACGCTAGCAACCAAAGACAAGTAGCAGAGATGATAAATGTCGATGCGAGCATCCTTTCACGGATGAAAACAGAAAAGAAATCAAATGGTTGGACTGAGATTGAGTTTATTAGCTTTTTGTTGACAGCCATTGGTTTGAAGGTTGTGCAAGAGAGTGATGTGTATTGCTCACCTGAAATTGCAGAAGCAACGCGAGTTTATTTAGCACATGCATTCACTTCACCTGAATACATGCGGATTTTATTCAAATAAAAAACCACTACCTGCGCGAACAGGAGTGGTTAGGCATTCAATTGAGGTGAATCAAATGAACACAAATAATCTATCAAATCAACAGCAAATAATCCAGAGCTGGTTTGAGCCAGCTCTCCACACACTCAAAGCATTAATCAAAAAGTGTGAAGAGAACTTAGAACGTATCAAGGCTGACAAGAAAAATGCCGCCGTAAAGCGAGATGACTTTAAAGAAACTTTAGTCCGTCAACACCGTATTACGTATAACCATGCTGAGGAAATTATTAGAAGCCTTAGCCGTGCTGATCGTATTCGATTCTTAGGAAGTACTTATATCCAGTTAAAAGTTGAGGAGTCTAAATGAATGAGTTGGCTCTTTTCGCAGGCGCTGGTGGAGGAGTACTCGCATCTTATCTCATGGGATGGCGAACAGTGTGTGCAGTTGAACGTGATGCCTACGCAGCACAAGTTCTGGCGCAACGACAGAATGATGGAATTCTCGAAGCTTTCCCAATTTGGTCTGACATTACAACTTTTGACGGAAAACCATGGAAAGGAATTGTTGACGTTATATCTGGCGGCTTCCCGTGCCAAGACATTAGTGTTGCGGGCAAAGGCGCAGGACTTGACGGAGAGCGTTCAGGACTCTGGAAAGAATTTAAACGGATCATTTGCGAAGTACAACCCGAGTTCGCATTCATTGAAAACAGCCCAATGCTCATTACTCGTGGACTCGACAGAATCCTCTGTGATCTTGCCCAAATGGGGTTTGATGCTCAATGGGGAATTATTTCATGCGCCGATATTGGTGGAGTTCATAAACGAGAACGCACCTGGATTGTTGCTACCAACTCTTGGAGCAAACGAGGGAAAGGGTTCATCAAAAAAAAGATATCGCGGATCAAAGGAATACCGTGGGGCCAAGATGTGCGAAGCGTTGAGGACTTGCGAAGAAGATCCGATTTACCTAAACCCCTCATTTGCAGAATTAACCATGATGTGGCCTTTGGGGTGGACCGACTTAAAGCCATTGGAAATGGACAAGTTCCTTTCGTGGCTAAAAGCGCATTCGAATATTTAGGGGGAATCAATGAGTAATTTTGTACCCAATTCCTTTCAAGTACCTAATGCTTTCGTTGACGAGGTTTTAAATAAAATCTCTGATGCTGCATGCAAAATTTACTTGGTTATTTGCCGTAAAACTCGCGGTTGGAATAAGGAGATGGATTCCATCTCTTTATCTCAATTTGAAGAGATTACAGGGAAGAGTAGACCGACTGTTGTTAAGTGCCTTAATGAGCTTATCAAGGTCGGTTTAGTCGTGGAACAACCAAGCACAATTCATGGAAATACATTCAAATTAGGTAACGATACTAGCGTTGGTTTGGTTATTAAATTTCCTAGTAAAAAATTTTTACTACCTGAAATTTATGGACAATCTAGTAAAAATTCTTTACCACTGCTAGTTAAAAATTTTAACTACACTAGTAAAAATTTTTTACCGCTACTAGTAAAAATTTTTAACACACAAAGTATCACTATCAAAAACAACTCTCAAAGTAATAAAAAAATAAATAAAAAAAGAGAGCCTGTTTCTGAAAAACCTAAATCAGAAAAACCAACTGAATTTAATCCACGTTTAGTTGAACTACCAGCATGTGTAGATCCAGAGCTGTGGAACAATTTTGTTGATATGCGTATCAGCATCAAAAAACCACTTTCTGAAAATGCAGTAAAGCTAATCCTTAAAAAACTTATCTCGTTTGGCCCTTTGGCTAACCAATCACTGGAAAACTCAATTATCGGAAATTATCAGGGTGTATTTGAGCCTCGCCAAAATCAAATTCAGGAAAACCCACAATCTCATAACGTTCCTGAAGAACCGGGTTATTTCACTCAAATGTACGCTGAGAGCAACCGTTCAAACGTGATTGACGTTACGCCAGTGTCACAAGATTTTGGAGGCTATTAATCATGAATGAATTAGCACCATTTGAAAGTTTTTTAAAAGAACTAATTGCGGCTTACAGAACTAAATACGCTGTTCAGTTCAATAAGAATTTTCCAGTAGAGGGGAAAAATGCCGTTCCAATGCAAATCGTTGAACAGCAGCTTGCTAAAGCATTGGTTGGGGTTACACCTAACCAACTTCAAAGAGGCTTAGCGCTATTTTACGCAAGTACAAATACATACATGCCTAACTTCGCTGAATTCCGTGCTATGTGCATGGGTGATGATTGGTGGAGTGCTGAAAAAGCATGGGTGAAGGCTTGTGAATACACACAAATCACTCAGCACAAGAAAGTGAGATTGCCTGATGGGAGAGAGCAAAACCAAGAAATTACTACCTTGGCCAAATTTGTACTTGATCAAGTTTATTCGCTTATTCAAGACGGCGAAATGTACAAAGCCAAAATGGAATTTATCAAGATCTATGATGAATACAAGGCTGAAGCACAACTGAAGGGTAAAACCCAAGCTTGGTACCAAGAACCAATTTTATTAGCTCAGAAAAATGAGCAAAAGGTGCATAAACCTGTTTCAAATGATGAAGCGCAAAAGCATCTCCAATCTTTGATGGAGCGGTTAAAGATTAACGGCCGTAAACCTGCACAAGTACAAAAACTTCAGGCAAAAGAAAAAGAGCCTGAGCTTGCAAAGGAATTAGGGCCAGATCCTTTCGACAATCCACACGAATATGCAGAGATGTGCCGCCGTGAAGGTATGCCGATTCCTCGAAATATTCTTCAGCTAATTGATGGGCCGAATGTATGAATAAATTCGAGATTTTAGCGTGGGGTTTGCTCATTTCATTTTTCACAGCCGCTATTTGTGGGGCGGTGGTTTTGTGGTGGTTGGCGCGTAAAGAGCTAGATGAAAAAGGAGCCAGATATGAAAGCAACTAAATTAATTAGAGATAAAGGGCTGCAATATGCGAAAGAAATCGTAGATTCAGCCCCTTCTAATGCAACTGAGTGGAATGAAGGTTTCGAGTTCCAATGTGGTCAAAGTGTAGAGATTAGCAAGGCTGACCGAGAAAAATATTTTGTTGACCTTTCTGAACTCAAGCGTCTGCTGGAATCGATTGATCAAATTAATGCGTTTGATGGCGGTATTAAAGAAGCTAAAGAGATTCTAAGCCGCATCAATAAACATGGCAGCAAGTACGCGACATTATTTGAAAGACCTGCATTAGAGCAAGCCATCCGCGACCACGAATCAATATACGGAGGCGGTCATGTTTGAACAAATATTAAAACACCGCCCTAAAGGTGCGACACATTGGCAGGCTGGATATTACTACAACAGTGATGAATGTGGGATTTGGTCTATTTGGGAAGACGGGAAGTGGCATGGAGATTTTAAATTTCCAGATGGTGTTATGACTAAGTTGCCAGAGGAAAAGGAGCCAGTCATGAGTGAGTTTGAGGGTAAATCTGGAAAGTGGGCTTGGGAGATTCAAAAAGAACAACAAGCAAATCTGGATGAGCTTAAAAAATCAATAAGTGAAATGGCTCAGAGGTACAGAGTTGAAGCACACGAATTAAGTCGTATAAGAGATTTTGAAAAGTCTCAGATGTATAGCCATTTTGCTAGGGAGTTGGACCATTTAATTAAGGGTGGTGCTTGATGTCATCAGTCAGCATTGCTGAATACCGCAAGTTATTTCCGATAAAGAAAAATAAAAAGCGGCGTTCAGCAAAGCAAGTTGCCAGACAACCAAGTGTGGGTGAAATGGTTCTGGCAACGCATTTAAGAGCATGCAAGATTGGTTTTGAACAGGAATATAAGTTCCATCCTGATCGTAAATGGAGAGCAGATTTTTTAATAACGGGTACAAAGATTTTGATTGAGGTAGAAGGCGGGATCTGGAGCGGAGGCCGTCACACAAGAGGCAAGGGCTATTTAGGGGATATGGAGAAATACAACTCCGCAGCAATGATGGGTTTTACAGTTTTACGGTTCAGCACAGAGCAAGTGAAAGCAGGCGTGGCGATTAAACAAATTGAGCAATTGGTGGGATGAAAATGAATATGCCAGTACAACACATTTTACAAGCGGTCGATTGGTCTAGATTTAGTTTTGAAGAGTGGTGTCGCCAGCTTGGAGCTTGGCTTAACGGCGATACCGAAAGAATGGTCAAAATTGTTAAGACGATGCCAACAAAACGCATCACTCAAAAACAAAGAGAAAAATTAATAGCTATGTATATGAGCGATGAAAATCTAAAAGATCGTTTATGCATTCGCCGTAAGGGTACTTGCTGTGAGTTAAATGACAATGAGGCACGTGCAATCCATAGATTGATTATTGATATTAAATTAATCGAAGACAACATTTTACAAGAATGGATTTCAGCAATTTGGTCACATCATGTTATGGGTAATTCATTACGTGATATTGCTCAAAGTAACGACACTTCAGTTAATCAAATCAGACAGGATTTAAAATGTGGTATGGCTTATATCAAAAGTCGAAATCCGCATTTCAGATTTGAAACTTTTGAAAAAACCACTTGAGTGTGCGCACGGGGTATGGCATATTTGTGATACAGTGTTGGAAGTGTAAGTAAATCACTGGTATTAAAGCTCATCAAATGATGGGCTTTTATTTTATCAGAATGAATAAACTATCTTTAAATGAAAATATCGAAAAATTTATTGCAACGATATTTAAATCGTTGATAATAAAATTTTCTTTGCTAAAAAAACTGCATGAGAATCATATTTTCTTTAATTACGTTTGTCTTATTTTCATTTATTTCCTTTATCCTTTTAAGGAATAAATATATTGAGCCAAACCACTTCGTCATTTTGATAATATTTTCTGCAATTGTATCCGCAATAATTGCATATTTTGATGAGGTTCAAGAGCTATCTATTGGAGGCAATATTGTTAAACTAAAAGAAGCAAAAAAGGAGTTACAAGTAACAATAGATCAATTAAAGTCAATTAAAGTTTCAACATATCGGATGTTACTTTTGAAAAGTTTACATTCTTCAGGTGTTTTTGGAAGCAGCCATTTAGTGGATAGTAGAGCAGAATATTTTTTTTCACTCATCAATGAAATTAAACAATCGGATTGTTTCAATGATCTTAAGTCTGAAATAAAAGTTCAATTAACAAGGTTGTTAATTGATCAATTAAATAAATTTTATCCTTTATTTTATGGCAAACAATTCAATGATAGCGATGAATTCCCTAAATCTACGGTTTTTTATATCGAGTTGAAAGATGAGATTATTGATAAAGTTCATCAAAAACGGACACCTGTTATACCATTTGATCAAAAAAAGCAGGAAATTGTTACAGCTATAGATAACTATGCAGCTTTGTATATTTTATTTAAAGAAGTTGAACAGTAGGGTGATATTGATTTTTTATTGCTTAATAAGATGAATTTAAACGATATTATTTTAATTAATAATCTCCAATGAAAGGATTTTTAAACTTTTACCTTTACGATTCTATAGAAAAGTTGCCGAGCATAGTATGGCACAAGAAGCTCTGCTAAATATCGATTATTGGCGGGGCTTTTTATTTAATAAATAATCATAAAATTTTTATTACTTTAATTTTATTGATAAAATATAAATTAAACCTCAAAAGCTATATGCAGAAAAAATATGAAAAAAGGAATTTGCAAACTATGCGACCTAGAAAAAGAATTGAAGCGCTCTCATGTTATTGGGAGAGCAGTTTTTAAAAAGGCTTTAAATGGTGCAAATTACGCTTTAAGACTTGATAAACAGCATAAAAAAGTGATTAAAGATCAAGATCAGTGGGCCACATATATGCTATGTGGAGATTGCGAGCATGATTTAAATACAAAATATGAAGGCTATTCTCTAGATATTTTAAGAAATAAAAAGAAATCTGTAAAACATAAAAAAAGAGATAATCACTATGAAATTCAGGGTGTTAATCAAAAAAAACTAATTTTATATTTAATTTCTATTATATGGAGAGGAATTGAATCTAGTCATGAAGTTTTTAATAAATTGAAATTTTTTGATGAATCGCCAGTTGCAAAAAATTTTTTAAAAGAATGTATTAAGAATGATCGTGTAGTTCTAACAGAATGTTACGATGTCAGAATTTCAAAATTAGTAAGCACGATAACTTCTTTTAAGAATGAAGAGTTAGATTTTATAACTGATATTCATTGTAGTATTGATAATAATGAACGAATTCGTTTTTTAACTATTTTTGAGGGATACTGTTTTGAATTTTTTTACTATACGGATTCATCTCAGTCCGTTTCTAGTTTAGGAGTTCTTAAGAAAAATAAACGAATACTTAGAATGCCATATATTGATGTTTTTTCAATTCCTGAGTTTCGAAAAAGTCTGTTAGATATGCTTGAGGCGCAAAATAGTAACTAAACTATTAATAGTTTAGAGATTTAAAGAAAAATCACTTTTACTTAAGTTTTAAATTACCAAGTCCCGAATAGGGACTTTTTAATGGAACTAATTTATGAAAAACGAAGTTGGCTTTCATGTTCCTGTTCGTCCAATGCCTCCAGAATGGATTTTTGAAATGGATACACCTAACTTTGTTCCAGCGCCAGAATTATGGGAATGGATAAGAAAGGTTTTTCTAGACCCTAAATCTAAATTATTTAACCCTGATCATATGCACTTACGTTCATTTCGATATCCCGATATTGCTGTGATGTGGGCTAGATCTGGCTTTAAAAAGCAGGGACGTCAGGTTATCGGTAGTACTGAAAAAGTCATGATCAATGCTGGTGGTTGGAAGAAAGAACGACAAGAAGAACAATACATCCAGTGGTTCAATTATTTACCTGAATACTTAATTACTTTTGATGCTTCATATTCACGTATAGCAAGTGATGTGAACTTTTGTGCTTTGGTTGAACACGAGCTTTATCACATTGCACATAAGAAGGACCAATACGGAACACCAGCATATAACAGAGAAACTGGTATGCCTAAGTTAGCTATTCAAGGTCACGATGTTGAAGAATTTACAGGTGTTGTTCGCCGATATGGAGCAACTGAGGATGTTAAACGAATGGTCGAAGCAGCTAATAAAAGGCCTCAGCTCACACGTGCTGATGTTCATTACGCTTGTGGCACTTGTAACTTAAAGGTGGTTTAAATTTTTTTTGCCACTCTACTTGGACGTACTTGGACGGATAGAGATAAATGGCAAGGCTTAATAAACGGGTGAAACTCTATATAGTACGGTCACTTGCTACCTATGAGACACCTAGTGAAACAGCAAGAGGCGTCCAAGAAGAATTTGGTATCACCGTAACCAAACAGCAATGTGAAGCATACGACCCAACAAAAAAAACTGGGCAGGACTTAAGCGAAGAATTTAAAACTGAGTTCTATAGAGTGCGCAAGGAAATGAACGACAACCTTAGCGCAATTCCAATCGCAAACATTGCATACCGCCTCAAACGCCTACAACGATTCATTGATCATGAACAATTCAAAGAAAACCCTGTCATTGTGCCGAGCCTTTTAGAGCAGGCAGCTAAAGAGGTTGGCGGCTTATATACAAATCGTAAGGAAATAACAGGCAAAGACGGCGGACCAGTCCAAACAGTTAATTCAGAAATTCCAGTTCCAATGGAAGATTACTTAAAAGCGCGGAGGGAAGTCTTAGATGAGTACTGATGCGGCTCGGGATAAAGCCATCCGGATCGAGGCGCAAGAAGATTTATATTTCTTCACAAGGTACATGTTTAAGGAGCGCCGTGGTTATAAATGGATGCAAAATTGGCACCACTTAGAAATCTGCGAAGCTTTAATGAAAGTTTATCGCGGAGAGATAAAGCGGTTAATTATTAACGTTCCACCACGATATTCTAAAACTGAAATTGCTGTAATTAACTTCATGGCTTGGTGTTTTGGTAAGAATCCAGACTGTGAGTTTATTCATATCAGTTACTCGGCAATGCTTGCCGCAAATAATGCATTTCAGACTCGTAATATGGTTCAAGAAAAGGCTTATAAAAAGGTCTTTCCTGATCTTAAGTTACGTGAGGATAGTAAAGCTAAGGATTTCTGGCGCACCGATGCAGGCGGAGTCTGCTATGCGACTGGTACTGGCGGTACCATTACAGGTTTTGGTGCAGGCAAAATGCGTGAAGGCTTTGGTGGTTGCATCATCATTGATGACCCGCATAAGGCCGATGAAGCCAAATCAAAAACTATCCGTGAAGGTGTAATTGACTGGTTCCAAAATACTCTCGAGTCTCGTACTAACTCACCAGAAACGCCAATTATTGTCATTATGCAGCGTCTTCATGAAGATGATTTGGCTGGATGGTTGCTAGGTGATAGAAAAGACGGCATTCCTGTAGCTGGTGGTAACGGTGAGGTTTGGGAGCATCTATGTCTTTCGGCTATTCAGGAAGATGGGTCAGCACTGTGGCCAGCAAAGCACAATATCCAAAAATTGAGGCTAATGGAGCAAGCCGCACCATATGTATTTGCCGGGCAGTACCGACAAATGCCATCACCGCCAGCAGGCGGTTTTTTTAAGCCCGACAATATTCAAATTGTTGATGCTTTGCCTGCAGATGTAGTGAAGCAAGTTAGGGCTTGGGATTTTGGGGCTACCGAAAATGAGGGCGACTTTACAGCAGGTGTGCGAGAAGCTCTTGGTGCAGATGGTTTTACTTACATTGTCGATGTAACTAGAGGACAGCTTGGCCCTGACAATGTGAATAAGCGCTTAGAACAAACAGCAAAAATAGATGGGAAAAAAGTTTCTGTGCGTCTACCACAAGATCCCGGTCAAGCTGGTAAATCGCAAGCTAGTTCATTTGTGAAGCTTCTTGCGGGTTATAGCGTGATAGCTAAGCCAATTTCAGGTGACAAGCTTACACGTGCACAACCATTTGCGGCCCAAGTTAACGTAGGAAATGTACGAATGCTCAAAGGTGAATGGAATAAGGATTTTATTGATGAGCTTCGTCATTTTCCTAATGGCACACATGACGACCAAGTGGATGCAGCTTCAGATGCGTTTAATGAATTACATGAAGGTTTTGAGACCTTCTTTGCCAAAATGGGATTTGCTCGATGAGTGACGTAACTTTTAAGCATGCAGAGTATGTTAAAAACGTAGGACTCTGGCAAAAAATTGATGATGTGTGTGATGGTGAAGACGCTGTAAAAGAACAGCGTGAGAAGTACTTACCGAAACCTAACGCACATGACAAAACACCAGAAAATGATGCTGCTTACGCTGCTTATCTAACTCGTGCAGTGTTTTATGAGGTAACAGGGACCACTTTAAATAGTTTGGTAGGTGCAGCATTTGCAACGGATCCAAGCTTTAAGTTTACACCTGAACTGGAGCATTTAGAGCGAAATGCTAATGGTGCTGGATTAAGTGCTTATCAGTTGGCTCAGACTGGTATCCGGCATTTATTGAAGCACTATCGTTGCGCTCTATATGTGGATTATCCAGACGTAATTCCGGCTAGAAATTTAAAGGAGCACAAAGAGCAAAACTCTTATCCGATGATTCATTTATTGAATGCCGTTGATGTAATTAACTGGGATTCAATGATGGTTGGGAACCAGAAAAAACTCTGCTTAGTTGTCATACGTGAAGTTGTTTCTACCCGTGGAAGTGACGGATTTAGTAAAGAGGATCGTGAACAATTCAGGGTTTTGCGTTTAGAGCCAGATGAAAACGGTGAATTTGCTTACTCTGTTCAGATATATACCAAAAACGACAAGGGCAAATATGAAGGAGGACCTAAAAAGTTTCCAACTGATCATAGCGGTAGAACTTGGTCTTATATTCCATTTACTTTTGTCGGCGCGGTAGATAATTCTGAAGAAATTAAGAAACCTCCATTACTCGCATTAGCTAATCTAAATTTAGCTCATTATCGTGACAGTGCGGACTTTCAAGAGTCCGTTTTTTATATGGGGCAACCTCAATACTATGTTAGCGGTGTGAACTGGCAATGGTTCGATGAGGCAAAAGCTCGAGGCATTTACGTTGGAGCGAAGGTGCTTTTACCATTGCCTGAAAATGGCAAACTCGGCATTGAACAAGCAAACCCTAATACTCTGTCACGTGAAGCAATGAAAGATAAGTGGAATCAAATGAAAGAATTAGGCGCACGCTTAATTGAAAAGGGTTCTGCTGCTAAAACAGCCACAGAAGCTAACAATGATGATGCCGTTCAGCATTCCGTTTTATCGCTATGTGTCGTGAACATGAATGAAGCCTTGTCTATGGCTTTGCGATGGTGTGCCAAATACGTAATAGCTAATGTTGATGCTCTTAATAAAGATGACCTGATGTTCGAAATCAGTCAAGAATTTAACAAACAGGGTTATTTAGCTGAGTTAGCTCGACAGTTATTTGAAGCAGCTCTACAAGGCCGATCTTCATTTAAATCGTGGTGGGAATACAACCAAACAGGAATGTTCCCTAAACAAAAATATGAAGACGAGCTACAGAATGTCGAAGCAGAGCAAGATGGAACTTTAAATCAAAGGTAGAGTGAGATGGCAACAGATATCAAAAAACTATTTGAAGCACTCACTCAGCACCAGGCCTACCTTTATCGTGCTTCGTCAAAAACGGTAAATGAGCTTTTAGGTTTATTCAATGATGATACGAGCAAGATGTTATCTAAGCTTCGGGATTTATTGGATGAGCTTAATGAGTCGGAGAAAGTTGCTTTAGCAGGTGGTAAATATACAACTCCAAATCTCAGGGAAATTAAAGATTTGATTGCCCAGTGGTTTAGTAGTGTAAACACAAGCTTGCCAGAAGCTTTCGCAGTTTCAGCTACTGCGATGGCCGTATATGAAGCCAGCTATATGGCAAAGTTATTCGGCGCAAAGATAAATAAGCCCGATGGTGAAAAGCTGTTCACAGCAGCAAAAAAAGTGCCCTTGGCTGGTGGAGCATTGGTTGATGATCTTTTATCAAGAATTGCTGAAAGTGCCCGTCAAAAGGTTGAGTATGCAATTCGAGATGGTATTAATTCAGGCAAAACTAACCAAGAAATTGTTCAGCGCATTCGTGGTACCAAAAGGCTTAATTATGAGGACGGCATTTTAAACGGCACCAAGACGGATATTGAACGTACCGTAAGAACTTTACGGAGCCATGTAGCCAATCAAGCCTACCTAAATAGTTTCAACCAAATTGGCTTTGAATATGTCCGATTTGTTAGCGTTTTAGATGGACGAACTTCTAAGCTTTGCGCTTCATTAGATGGTTCAGTGTGGGAGATTAATGATCCTGCAAAGCGTGTACCGCCGTTACATCCTAACTGTCGTAGTATCTTGGTTCCGGTCGAGAAGGACGGTCAACTTGTAGGCGAACGGCCATTTGTAATGGACGAACGTCGAGTTAAAGACATCCCGAAAGATGAGCGCAGCCAATTAATAGGGCAATTGGATGCAAACACCACATTCAAAGAGTTCTTCAAGAAGACAGACGATTTCTTTCAAAGAGAATGGTTAGGACCAAAGCGCTACAAGCTTTATAAAGAAGGAAAGTTTGATTTTGAAAAGTTCTTCGATCCTGAAGGACGATTGTACACATTAGACCAACTTCGTAAGTTGGATGAGCAAACCTTTATGGAGCTGGGATTATGAGTGAATCACGACATTTAGTACTTAAGCGTCACCCAACCTTGAAAGGCTTTTTAGTTGTGTGTGATGAAGAAACTGGAATGCCACTGGCAGGGCAAAAAGCGGTTCATATGAATAGTGATGCTCAAGATGGACCAACAACGATTAGCGTAACATTTGAAGCTTATGGTGAGAATGGAATCCGTTTAGTTGGTGATGAGCCAAGAGCACTTTCAACAAAGTAAATGTAGCGAAAGGTGATAAAAATGTCTGAAATATCAGTCGCTCAATATGTAAAGAGAAAAGAAGAGTTAGAAAGAACCCTAACATTTCAACTTGCTGAATTGATCAGTAAATTTGAAAAAGATACAGGCGTAAATGTACAAGATGTTTATGCGAATTTTTCTAGCGCCACTTGTTTGGGTGGTTCTGAAAAACACTTTCTAACTGGTGTGACGGTTAAAACCTCAATTTCTAATTAACCCAATTTATTAATTCAATAGCACCTTCGGGTGCTTTTTTTTGTGAGAAGAAAATGATCAAAGAAGTAACAGAGCAAGAGTTAGCTGAAAAGTCTGTGGCACCCCGAGTAACTAAAGCGCAAATTGATTCATTGATGGAGCGTGTTACATATACGGTTGAGCAACGCCCCGGAGGCACAACATCTACTTTTGTCCATGCATTTTTAGATGGAAAGTTTTTTCTAGCAACGGGTTTTAGTGCATGTGTGAATGCTGAAAACTTTGATGCTGAAATTGGTGAGCGTATGGCTCGTGGAAATGCAGAAAAGTCAGCCGAAAATAAACTTTGGGAGCTAGAAGGCTACCGTTTATTTGCAACAAATTTCTAAGTTTTTAATCGAAATGAAGCGTCCTATAGGGCGCTTTTTTATTGCCTGCTGAAAGCGGAAGCAAACAGCGTAACGAGTGGAAACTCAATAACTAAAGGTGGAAACCTATGAAACTTAAAACAGTAACTATTGAAGGTAAGTCTTACGCAGTAATCAATGAACAGGGCCATCCTGTTTATATTCATGATGATGGAAAGGAAGTCGGTTTTGATGCGCCACGTGCGATTTCAAAAATTGATGAGCTGGGGACTGAGGCTAAAAACCATCGTCTAGCTAAAGAACAAGCGGAAGCAAGTTTAAAAGCATTTGAAGGGATTGATGACCCGGCTGCGGCCAAGAAGGCAATTGAAACTTTAAAAAACTTTGATGATAAGAAACTTGTTGATGCAGGTGAAGTCGAAAAGGTTAAAGCGGAAGCCATTAAAGCTGTAGAAGAAAAATACGCGCCTATCGTTAAGGAGCGTGATGAATATCAAGCCCAACTGCATAACGAACTTATTGGAGGTGGCTTTGCTCGTTCTAAGTACATTCAAGAAAACCTCTCTGTACCGGCTGACATGATCCAAGCTCAATTCGGTAAAAACTTCAAAATCGAAGAGGGCAAAGTCATCGCATACGGGGCAGATGGTCAAAAAATATTTTCACGCGTTCGACCTGGTGAAGTGGCTGATTTCGATGAGGCATTAGAAAGCTTGATCAGTGGATATCAGTTTAAAGATTCAATTCTCAAACCAAGCCAAGCTAGCGGGGGCGGTTTTCAAGGGAAAGGCGGCCAAGGCGGTGCAACTGCCAAATCATTAGCTGATTGCAAAACAGATGCTGAAAAAATTGCATACCTCAAACACGTCGGCGAACAGAATTAATTTAGGAGATATTTCCCATGCCTTTTGATTTACAGGTATTTAATAAACAAACTTATGTTTCAATGACTGAAACAGTTTCTCAAGACGTTAATAAGTTTAATGAAGCATCACAAGGTACTATCGTACTTCTTAATGAGCCATTTAACGGTGACTTTGACTTAAAGGCATCTTTTAAGGCTATACAAGGGCTTGTACGCCGTCGTAATGCATATGGAAGTGGAACCGTAGCATCTAAGCGTCTTGAACAAATGCTCGATGTAGCAGTGAAGGTTGCTGCAGGTACACCACCAATTGAATATGAAGTTCAGCAATATCATTGGATCCTTCAAAACCCTGAATTAGCAGCATTAACAATTGGTGAGCAACTAGGTAAAGCTAAAATTGCAGATATGTTAAATGCAGGTATTCTTGGTACTGTTTCAGCAATTTCTGGTAATACGGTTGCAGTGGAAGGGGATGGAACTGCAGATCCAAGCTTCCGTTTGTTAAATCGAGGTGCTGGCCGCATGGGTGATCGTTCAGGGGCTTTACGTTCTTGGATTGTTCATTCAACAACTATTCACAACCTTTACGATAATGCTTTGGCCAACACTGAACGTTTATTCCATTATGATGGTGTGAACGTTATTCGTGACCCATTTGGCCGTGTATTTGTAATTACAGATTCACCAGCTTTAGTGGGTGATAATGCTGGTACAACATATTACAACTCATTAGGTTTAGTTGAAGAAGCTATCGTTATCAAAGATAACAAAGACTTTAATGCTGAATTGGTACCAACTACTGGTGGTGAGAACCTCAAATATACTTATCAAGCCGAATGGACTTATGGTGTTGGTGTCAAAGGTTACGCTTGGGATATGGCTAATGGTGGTAAATCCCCTAATGATGCGTCAATTGGCACACCTACGAACTGGGATTTGATTGCAAGTTCAATTAAAGACACTGCAGGCGTTCTGGTTAAATCTAAATAATTTCATAGCCCCTTTTTAGGGGCTTTTTCTTTGGAAAGATGAAATGAAAGCAAAGTCAAAAAAAATCTATTTTACTAATGATTTCTCTGCATCAAATGTGAATAAGCTTCAGGGTGATGGCTGGGTATTACGAAATGCTCGTTTAGCTGCTGCAGATACATCTATTGAGGTGGCAGATGAATATGGTGGTGATGTGCCAAGTCACTATAAAAATGCTTCTGGAGCATTGGCAACTGTAAATTTAGCTGTAGGAATTTCACCTGAACTTCAAGCTGTGATTGATGATGCAAAGGCTGAATGTGAAAAGGTAGTTGAAGAAAACACTCAGCTTAAGCAAAAAATTGCCATCTTAGAGCAGGCCGGTGGTAACCAGTCAGAGTTGTTATCTGAGAATTCACGATTAAAAGATGCAGCAGTCTTAGCAGATAAAGCTCTCAAAGATGCTGAAGCTCAAGTTGTCGGTATTAAAGCTGAATTTGAAGCTTTTAAAAACGATATTCCTGCAATGCAAACACGTATTGCTGAATTAGAAGCTGGAAAAGCGGAAGAAAATCCTGCTACAGAAACAGCAGCTAATGATTTTGAAAATTGGTCAAATGATCAATTAAAAGAGTATTTGGCTAGTAAAAACATTGGCTACAAGCCATCTGCAACAAAAGCAGAACTCCTTAAATTAATCCCGAAGGAATAATGCAATGAGCTTTATTACTGTAGATGACGCAAATTCAATTTTGGGCAGCGATTTTGCACCAGACAGTGATAAAGCTCGTCTGGTTCAACTGGCAAATGTCTGGATGAAAAAACGGATTGGTTTTGTACCAGATCCAATTGATCCACTTCTTAAAGATGCTGCATGTGAAATTATCAAAGGAATTCTGGCCAAGGAAATTTATAACGGCAAAGACCAGCAGTTGAAGCGTAAGAAAGTTAAAGCTGATTCTGTTGAGTCAGAAAAAGAATATCAAGACGGATCTGAAGCAATCTCTAGCTTTGAACAGATAGCAATTGATTTTATTAATTCACTTGATTTGAAAGATCCAAATGCAAGTTTTAATGGCTTTGGCATTCCACTTTACAGGGCATGATATGGGCTTGCGTGACGAAATTCAGGCAGATATTGCCGAAGCATTTAATGAAGATTTATCGGACGCCGTTCATACCTTTACATGTGAGCGGACTTCAAAAACTAATTGGGATCCTAAAACTGAAACGTTTGTTGAAGTTAAAGAAAACTATTCTGGCCGTGGCGTTCTGTTTGGCTCATACAGTCAATATGAGATCCAAACACTTGGAGTTCTGGCCACAGATAAGAAGGCTACCGTGCTTCAAAATGAAGTTTCCATGACACCTAAAATTGATGATGAATGGCTAACAGCTTTAGGCTCATTTCGAGTTATCCATATTCAACAAGATCCAGCCAGTACAATCTGGAAATGTCAGCTTCGAAAAGTGTAGGGGCTAAAAGTGGTTAATCCTGATTATGTTCCTGAATGGTATATCTCGCCTTTTCAACATGTGCAGTACACGCTTGCTCGAAATCAACTACACATGGATTTGTTATTTGAAGATATGGATAAGGCCGATCAATTTTTGGATATGGGAGCGGATGCGCAAGTTAGTACTTTTTCTGATGGCGCATATGCAATCGTCCAAATTGGTGATACGGCGGATAAAGACCGAATTCAAGTTTATGGATTGCTTTTACATGAAGCGGTTCATGTCTGGCAAATAGTAAAGAAGCGAATGGGTGAAAGCGAACCTAGTGTTGAGTTTGAAGCATATTCAATTCAAGCGATCTCTCAAGACCTTTTCGAAATGTACGAAGCAAGCGAGGTGAGCAATGGGATGGAAGGGGAAAAAGCCTACTAGTTTTAGTCTTGATGTGTCTAAAGCAGCAGAAGCGCATGTAAAGAATATTGTTATGGATACTGTGCAATCTTTAGTTAATTTAAGTCCCGTCGATACTGGTGCATACCGTGCTTCACATATTGTTTCGATTGGATCTGGTGACTATGACATACGTGGACCTGAAACTAACCCAATTCAAGATGCTGCTATTCAAGCTGTAAAGATTAAATTGGGCAATTTGGTCTACATACAGAATAACCAGCCTTATGCTGAGCGCTTAGAAAACGGCTGGTCTGATCAAGCGCCACAAGGTATTTATGGCCTCACTTTTAATTTTATTTCTCAAAAGTACGGTGGCTAAAATGGCAATGACTTTAGAGCAGACTAGGCAAGCTATTATTGATCGCATGCAAAGCTTTACAGGTATTGCTCAGGAACGGATTCAGTATCCAAATGCACCAGGCTTTACTGTACCAACAAAAGGTGTATGGTGCCGCTTAACGATTGCAGGCGGTCCGAGTTTTACTTCAGGTATTGCAGATAAGCCATGTACTCGCCGTACCGGTAATATCATGGTTCAATGTTTTGATCGATTGCATACCGGAGAAAAAGCACTAACAGTTCTTAGTGATGATTTGCTGGCACATTTTGAGCATTTTTCATTTGAGGATTTAGAGTGTTTGAATGGCGAATCAATTTATGCAGGTAAAGATGCTGACTTCATTCAATACAATGTATCAATAAGTTTTTTAGTTAACTAAAGCACATAACAAACCAATCTTTCACTACCACCTCATCGGTGGTTTTTTTATGTCTATAGGAATCACTTATGAGCAATTTTGTTTTTAAGCGTGGTGACACATTCAACTTGAACTTGCAGCTGGTTGATATGGATGAAACCTTGCAGTATCCACCTGATGATGTTCGCCGTGCAATTGATCTAACAGGCTACACATTCACATCGCAAGTTAAATCGTTGGCGGATGGAGCAGTGGTAGCTACATTGACTTGTGCAGCATTAAGCCAGAGCACACAAAAGGGTTGGCTTAATGTGAAATCTGGAGCAAGCACAGCAGCATGGCCACTTGGTTTATGTCAGATGGATATTAAAGCTGTGGTGAGTGGCACTACACAGCACACTGAAACTTTGACTTTCCAAGTGATTGACGGGGTAACAGCATAATGGCAAATCTTGTATTTAAATTTAATTGGGACCATCGACCGTTCCAGTTGAACTCAGCTCAGGGCAAGCGGCAATTTATGCTGCCATTCGCTTCCGGCATTCCCAATTTAAGCCCTAACTTTTCACAAGTTCAAGGAACTGCAGCAATCTCTCAAGGTGGTACAGGGGCAACCACTGCAGCAGAAGCGCGAAATAATCTTGGTGCTGCTGAAAAAGGGGTGAATACTGACATTACTGAAATGAAAGGTTTAACTACTCCACTTTCAATAGCACAAGGGGGAACGGGTGCAAACTCCGCAATTAGTGCGAAAGTTGCATTAGGTCTGGGTGATGCTGGTGCATTGGGATATTCAGCAAATGCGGTTGCTTCGCTTTTTAATAAGACACTTGTTTCCGATTGGGTGTCTGTTTTAGGGCTTAATAGATTTGCCAACATTTCACATGGTGACTGGCAAGGCGGGAGTACAGCAAACTCTCTCTATATGCCTATGCGTTATGGGACATTGATGGGCTATCACGCCAATGATTCAATCGGTACTTATTCATGGCAATTCTTCAAAGGTGTGCAAGGGCACCAAATGTCATATCGATATGGTGCTGGATCTGATGCATGGTCAGCATGGGGGCATTTAAAGACCAGCTTCAATACATCAGTTGATGCAAACGGATTCTTAAAATCAGCCTCACCAGTAGTTAAGTTGTTTAACGACCATATCGAACTCAATAGTGATGCAGAAAAACAGCCGATTGAATTTAAGAAAGTTGATGTAGGCGATTATTTACTTAAAGGCTCTTTAGGCTTTGCCCAAGAAGGTTGGTACATCGAAGTACCCAAAGACGCAAATGGAAACACGATCGTAGCTGTGGTGTATGACACATTGGAAAACGGTGATCTATCTATTAAGACTTATAAACGTAAGTTTGATTTTGAACTTGCTGCAGTTGTTGCAGACTTGGAATTACCTATAGATATTCCAGAAGGTCGCTGGATTGATATTCGCTTGCATGAAGAACCTGAACCAGAGCCTGAGCCACCTACAACTGAAACACCTTTTGATTTCCAGCCTACAAACTTATCCGAGGCTGTGGCTGCTGCAATGGCTGGGGTGGAACCGCCGGAAGTCTCAGATACCGATGAAACACTTTAACAACTCGCTATTTTAGCGGGTTTTTTTACGCCCATTTTTTATAACTGCCCGCTGATAAAGCGGGTTTTTTTATGCCTAAATTTTGGAGAACTATAAATGAGTTCAGGCGCAAAAATTCGATTATATGCTTGTGAAGAAGCAGTATTAGGGACGACTCCAGCAAACCCAATTTGGTACACGGTTCGCCGTGTAAGTGATGGCTTATCAGAAAATGTCTCTACGGAAGAAAGCAGTGAAGTAGTTGACTCACGCTATCGTCAAGGCGGTGTAGTTACTGAAGCGGAAGTTGCTGGTCAGTTAGAGTTTGAATTGTCACTTGGTACCTTTGATTTATTCTTAAGTGCTTTAGCATTTAATAACTGGGCAACGAATAGCTTAACCATTGGCGGTAATGTACGTAAGTCTTTAACGCTGGTTAAAGTTTTTGAAGATATTGGGCAGGTGTTTATCTACCGTGGTGTGCAGGTAAATACCGGTGAAATTACCATTCAAACAACCGGGAAGATCACTGGTAACTTTGGTTTAGTAGGTAGCTCGTTTACTCGTCAGCAAACGAACCCTGTAGTGAATCCGGTTGCAGCTTCGACTCGTCCGCTTGTCAGTATGCCGAACGTGGAAAACTTGCTTGTAAACGGCCAGTCAATTCAAGGCAAAGCATGTCTACAGTCTTTGACCATTTCTATTAACAATAACCTTGAAGCAATCCGTTGTATCGGCTCAGGCAAGTACACACCAGAGTTCTACATTGAAAAGATGATGGATATCGAAGCAAATGCTTCATTCATGTTTTCTTCAACATCTGCTGGTTGGATTGATGCCATTAAAACCCGTGATGTATTTACACTGACCTTTGATATTAAAGACAGCAAAGGCAGTAAATACTCGTTCAATTTCCCTCAATTGGAAGTCATGGAAGCCAACCACCCGGATGGCGGTGGTGACGACATCATTACAGTAGACATCAACTTTGCCCAAGTTCGTACAGCGCCAACGATTGTACGTGCTCTTGTGTAATCAGCTTATTCAGTAACAAAGCCTATGGAATTCCATGGGCTTTTTTATTTCTAAAAATTAGAGGTTGCTATGGCTTTAAAAGTCGGAATTATTAAAAGCTCAGACGTATCAAAATGGTGTGAATACAAAGGGGTTGATGGAGAGGTACAGGCTGAGTTCAAAGTCCGTGGTATCGCTTATAAGCCTTTTCAAGTAGCTATTGAAAGGGCAGGAAACCAGATCTCATCTAAAGGCTATGATGTGATGGTCAAAGATGAAGATGCCAAGCTTTATCACGAATTGTTAATGGATGCATGTGCTGCCCACTTAATCGAAGATTGGAAAGGTGTGGTATTTGCCGAAATCGTAGACGGTAAAACTGTTGAGACCGAAAAGCCATATACACCTGAGAATGCCTCAAAGCTTCTTAATCTTGGTGATATTGGTATTTCAATCTGGCTATTCATTAAAGAACAGGCCCAGAAGATTCAGGAAGACGCAGACAAGGACAAGGCTTTAATTCTGGGAAAGTCATCGAGCTCTACAAATACCAAAAAACGTATGCGTCGAAAACGCCGCACGAAATCGAACAAATCAAGTTCTTAGGTGGTCGTATTCCTGATCCGCCAGAGTATTCTTATGCGGCTGATTCCATTCTTTCGGCATTTAGCACTATTTGCAGATCCCGACGATATGAGCAGGGTATCCCTTTATCTTTAGATCACCAGGCAATCAATGTCTATGCAGAGCATAATGATTTGCCAGTGGCTGCTCATATTTTTAATGACTGTATTTTTGCGTTGGATAATTTGTTTTTGGAGGAGGCGCATAAAAAGATTTCTTCCAAAAGCAAATGTAAATAAATACTTATTTTTAATAGTTATCTTTATGGTAACTATTAAATTAATGTATGATTGCAAAAAATTTAGTATTTTGGATAGATTAATGAAAAAGCCTAATCAAGATATAATTAACTTGCAAATAAGAAATAATATTAAATTAAGGCATCAACTTTCTAAAGTTAGTCGAAGTCCAATGTATAAATATACAAATTATACATTACCGAAATGTGTTGACTTACATAATAAGTCCTATAGAGCTCAGACAATTAAAGCTATAGAAAGTATTAAGCTGCATAAGAATTCTGAAGCGAGGCCATATTTTGATTTCTTTAATGTCGTTGCATTAACACCAATGGCAATGATTTATTTCAAACAGACTTTAGATCGACATACAGAAGTAGTTTGTAGAGGGCGTCAATCGCAGCAATCTGTGGTTGCAGGTATGTTGTCGAAATTAGATATGTCAAAACGATTGGGATTTAAAAACTCTAAAAGTGAACATGATTTAGTTGAGCGTTGGTATTTCTTTTCAGGTGAAAACACAGATCTAGGTGAAGGTTATGATGAAATTGAAAGTGTGCTAGCAGAAAAGTTTGGAGAAGATTCTGAAACTTTTGATGTAATTAATACTGCAATTGGCGAAGCAGTTATTAATGTCGTAAATCATGCATATGATTCTAAAGATAAATATAAAAAATGGTATTTATTTTTGTCTATTACGCCTAACGTCTGTAATGTTGTGATTTCGGATCTTGGAAGATCGATTCCTAATTCAATCCCTACTAAAATCAAGGATCATGTTCTGCAAAGAGTTTTTAATATTAACTCTTGGGGAGGACTAAAAGACGATAGTAAAATTGAAATTGCGACTCAATATCAAAAAACAGCAACCGAATTGCCTAATAGAGGAAAAGGATTTCAGGATATGCAAGCAGTTTGTGAGCAAATAGAAGGTGCAGTTATGACTGTACATAGTAGAGGCGGGCTATGGGCAAGAAGCATTGGAAGTAATGGAAAAATTAAAAAACAAAATTACAAATCCCTTGTAAATGGTACAATTATATCATGGTTGTTGCCTCTTAATGATTCTACTATTCCTAAAACTAGTAGATGATTTAAATTCTGCTTTAAAAGATGAGATTAACGGAAATGAATTTAATCGTTGCAAATGAGTTTTATCGTAGGCCACTTGGTCGATATAAATCTCAGGGAACCTATACCGGTGAAGCTTTTAGAGAAGATATTCTTATTCCAAAATTACAGCAGTTAGCTGACGGTGAAAAATTTATAGTAGATTTTACTGGTGTTACTATGAATGGTTCTTCCTTTTTAGAAGAAGCCTTTGGTGGGTTGGTGCGTAATCATGGCTATTCATTGCAGCGTTTAAAAGAAATTTTTGAATTTAAGTTTCCGAGAAGACCTTCATTGGAAGAAAAAGTTTGGCAATATATTCATGATGCGGAAAAAGAGAAAAAGAATAAATGACGGCTTATTCTTTTGATTTCACAATTTTAATATCGATTGTGAAAGCAATTTTTTGGTTTATTGCATGGTTAGGTAGCTTATATTTAATCCTTCAGAGATTTCATCTTAGATTACAAATGCGTTTTCTAAAGAATATTTCTGATGAAATTATTAAAATTAATGATTTATGTATAGAATTTTCATTTAAACATAAACAATTTCTAAACTCTCTTGAGTCTGAGGAAACAGAATCGAAAATTGATTCCAATCCTCAAGATAAAAAAGTAGATGAAAAACTTCTTGCTGAAATTGAAATTTTACGGGGAAAAGTAAAAAATCATTCTGATTATTTAGCTGCTCAACTTAATGCATTTCCCTATGGGAATCCTATTAACTTTTTCTATTATTCTTTAAAAGGAAAATATCTTTGGGAAAAAACTCAAATAGAAGCTGATAAACTTTTAACTATTTATCAGGATAGTTTTCTTCAAGATACAATATTACAAAGTAATATTGATTTATCAGAAATTTTAACAGAAATAGATGTTAATTTTATTGATAAAGATCAAATTGATTTAATTGTAGTTGCGGGAATAGATCTTATTAACTTTTTGGAGGATCACTCTAAAAAATTATACTAATGAGAAGAGTTAATTTTTTAATTTAATATGAAAAGTAAGTTAGAACCAATGTAACAGCCGAGATACGCCATCATTGGGTATTTTTTAATTCAGTAATGGACTAAAAGTGAAGTTTTTATTTTAAAAATATATAATACTTACAATGAATTAGAACTTATATTTATATGTTGGTAAAACTTTTATATTCATTGGGAATAACTATTTCTTTGGTTCTATTAGTTAGCTGCACTAAACAACAAGATGAAACTAAACCGCTTCCTCCTTCGGTTGAAAAGCAGTTTATGAAAGCTAGTGAGCAGATTGATACGATGCTTAATGCTCTAGAGAACCGAGAAATAGCTTTGAATATAAAGCGAGACATATTGTGCAAGTCATATCCTGAAGTCTATAAAAAGCAATATATGCCAGCATTACTCAAGCTTTCACCAAATGTGTATACAAAGGAAACTTTATTAAGAGATTATGAGGCTGTGATTAGCTTTTATAAAAAAACTTTTGTCGTTAATTGTGGTTGATTTTTGTCACTTAAGACTTTAATAGTATGTATTCTAAACTTGAAAATTTTTATTAAAGGTTTCTGATGAGTAAACATGCTTCATGGACACTAGCTATTGCATTTCTAATTATTGTGTATTTGTTTTTCGTTAAAGGAATGACGGCACAGGATATAGCAGATTTCATAGTTGACCAAGTTGGAGTAACTAATACGAATAAATAAGCCACCATTGGGTAGTTTTTGATTTTCTGAGCTGTTAAATTTTACTCATTATTAAAATGGGTATTTTCATGAAAAAGATTATTTTATTAGGTTTAATATTAGGTTTAGCAGGGTGTATGTCTACTGCTAATTTTTTTGAAGTGCAAGCCACCTCTGTTCAGAATAGCGGTTATTGGACCGGACAATATGATCGATTAGTAGGAACATTAAAGTTAAATTCCGATGGAACTGGTGTTATTTGTCAGGATGGAATGGGAACAGCGAGAGTAATGTCTGTTAAAAAATCAAATGATAAACTCTATTCACAGGATGGCAGCTTCTGGAAAGTGCAAAATGAAACACTCAACTCTATGAAATTAAATTATGCAATTGGTGGTGGTTATGAAATGAAAAAAGATGATGATTTATCTTTGGCAACACCAGCATGTAAAGAAAAATTGAAATGAATTCAAAATGATTTGTTAAAAATTTGACTTAGATCAGGTTTTTTATTTTTGATTAATGACCGCCTTTTATGGCGGTTTTTTATTGCCTAGAGGAAAAGTAAGATGGCACAAGAATCCCGTTTGGTCATTGTTATTGATTCGCAAAATGCTGAACGTAATGCGCGTAATCTAGGCAATGAACTGGATAGCATTGAGCGTAAAGGTGATTATGCTTCTAAGTCTATGGATGGCTTATCTGTAGCTACTCGAGCACTAGCTGGGTATATGGCTGGGCTAGTTACAGTAAGTTCTGCCATTTCGAAGATGGATACATATACTGGACTACAAAACCGCCTTAAGCTGGTCACTAATAATCAAGTTGAACTAAATAAAGCAACGGAAGACACTTTCCGAATTGCTCAAAAAACTTATTCAGCATGGGATTCTGTTCTACAGGTCTACCAGCGTTTTAGTGATAATGCCAAAACTTTAAACCTCACAATGGTTGACACAGCACGTTTAACTGAAACAGTTTCTAAAGCTGTAGCAATTAGTGGAGCAAGTGCACAGGCTGCAGATGCTGCTTTGGTTCAATTTGGTCAAGCATTGGCAAGCGGTACATTACGTGGTGAAGAACTCAACTCAGTTATGGAACAAACACCAGCTCTAGCAAAGGCTATTGCTAAAGGTATGGGTATTACCGTAGGTGAATTACGTTCAGTAGCAGCTGAAGGAAAAATTACTTCAGAGGAAATCGTGAAAGCACTTAGAAATGTCCAAGATGAAGTTGATGCTCTTTTTGCTAAAACTGACATTACAATTGGTCAATCATTAACTCTACTTAATAATGAAATTACTAAATTTGTAGGAGAGGCTGGTAAAGGAAGCGGAGCAGCACAGGCTTTATCAGGATCGATCCAGTTATTAGCAAATAATTTGAATTTAATTGCAGACAGTGCATTTGCCATAGGTATTGGCTTAATGACAAAAGCCGTTTTAACAAAAACGGTTGCTGTACAAGCGAGTATTGCTGCGTCAACCAAACAAGTGTTTGCCACAATTGCTGAACGTAATGCAAATATTGCAGCAGCAAAAGCTGAGGTGGAATCTGCGCTTGCCGAAGCACAAAGTACGCAGGTGACACTAACGAACATCAAAGCTACTCATGCTCAGATCATTGCAGAAATAGAACTCGAAAAAGTTCGTTTAAAAGCCCAAATCACTGAACAAGGTCGCACGGCTACCATCACACGAATGGCTCAGCTAGGACGATTACAAGCTCAAGTTGCGTTAGAGGTTGCTGCCGCAGAAACAGCTCAATCAGCATCATCTGCAAGATTATCAGCAGCCTTAACAGCGCAATCTGTTGCTACTAGCCGTTTAGCTTTAGCAAAGTCAGCGCTTATGGCGATTTTTAGCCCAATGGGTTTAGCAATTGCAGCAACAGCCGCATCTTTCTATTTACTAAGCAGCAGTTCGGATGAAGTCAAAGAGTCTCTTGCAACACAATCTGACTCGGTTAGTGATTTAACAGATAAGTACATAAAGTTAAATACTGTGCAAGCTTTAACAGAGGGTGTGCGGTTACGCAAAGAGATTGAGCAGCAAAATGATGCAATTGATGATGCTAGTGGAGCTATCAAACGTTTTGCTTATATCCAAAAGGAATTATTTAAATTATCTGGCAGTGATTATGAAGATTATCAAAATGCCATTAAGTCTATTGCTACAGGTGCAAGCGATGCAGGTGATCTCTTAAAAAGGATGATTTCATCTGGTCGTTTTAGTCAGAACCAAATTGATAAACTCATTGAGTTCTCTAGTGCGGTAGCAGAATCTAAAAATAAGATTGAGCAGGGTAATACTGCTCTAAAACTCTTAAATGCTACTTCTGGACAACATGTTGAGGTAACGGCCGAATCAATTAAGCAATTAACTATTCAAACCAACTTAACAAAAGTCGCTACTCAAAATTTCACTGACATGAAAACACAAATGCTTGATTCATTACGAGCACAAGTGGAATTCATTCGGTTAAATGGTGGTAGCGAAGAGCAAGTTAAATCGTTGAATAAGGTAATCCAGGCATATTCTTTAAATCAAATTTCAGCAACTGATGCTGTGGACAAGTTCAACAGTACTGCCAAAGTTCCTGCTGAAAATATCAAGGGGTTACAGGATTATGCTACTAAAACGGATCAGTCTAAAATTGCGTTGAATCAGGCTAATGCTGAGCTGAAGAAACAAAACGACTTACGTAATGAGTACCTAAAACAACATCAAACTGTACTTGGTGCTCAACAAGGAGAAACAAATGAATTAAATAACCAAGTCGCTGCACAAGAAAAGTTAAATAAGTTACGAGACAACGCCAACAAAGATATTCTGAAAAATGATTTTCTTATAAAAAACACTAAGGCATTTGGTGGTGGCGAAAAGGGTCTTGATAAGGCGCGTGCGGCATCAGAGTTTTATACCGACAATAAAATTCCGATGACTAGAAGTTTAACTAGTCAGGAAGCTGCAATTTTTGAGGCTTGGTATAAGAAGCAGAAGGAAGCCAAGGACTTACAAGAAAGTATTACCGAATCTAGCAGAAAGCAAACAAAAGAGGTTGAAAAACAAACCAAAGAGTCTGCCAAACAAGCTGTTCTACTTGCTGGAAATGATGAGCGAGTGAGAAATATGCTACGAGTGTATCTGGCATTTCGAAATGCAGGTTTAGGCGATAAACAAGCTCGTGTAATGACAGCTCAAGTTGGACGAGAGACTGATTTTAGAAATGAGGCAATGTTTGGTAGCCATAAGGATGAAAATAATGGTTATACAAATACTGGATTTTTATCATGGCAAAAAAGTCGCTCAACTAAATTAATGCAGTCTTTACAAGGGCAAGGAGTCTTGGATAAAAACGGTAAAATCCAGCAAACTCAAGATGCATTAGATGCAATGGCTAAACACGCTGTGCAAGAGGCGATGACCGATAAAAGTTATAGTAAATCTAAAGCAGCTCTTCTTAATGACGATTTAGACTATCGAAGTTTAGAGAGAATCGTTGCCAAAAATCTTGTTGGCTGGGACTATGACGGGAAAAAGCTTGGCAAAGCTAAAGCTTCACAGCATTTAGCCAAACAAGACTCTTACTATAATCAGCTTAGTAAAATTTTAGGAGATAACCCCGAAGCAGCCTCAAAAGCAATCGGCGATCTTTCGAAGTTCGAAGATGAAGCATATAAGGCACGCGCTAAAACTCTTGAGGAAGTTAAACAGCTACAGGCAACATATGACTCAGAAACAGTTGCTAGAAGCAAAAGACGAGAGGAGGAAATCAACAAAGCAACCATTTTAGGTCAATCAAATTTAATCCCAAAAATTAATGAGCGTTTTGATGCTGAAGAAAAGTTAGCTCAGAAGCAATTTGATTTTGAAGTAAATGGTTATAAGTGGACTGAAGAACAAAAGCTTGATTACACATATGAAACTAATTCTTTGCGATTAGTTGCTGAAGGCAAACTCTCTGAAGATCAAAGAAAGGTTGCTTTAGATGGCCTGAAATTGCAAAAGCAGCAAGAGTTAGGATTACTAAAACTTGCTCAAGAGCAACGTTTGTTTCAGGCTGAGCAATTCATGCTGGGAGAAATGGAGCGTATCAAAAAACGTTATGCTCTTGAGTATGATGAAATATCAAAAATCACCGATCTTGAAGAGCGTAGAAGGAGGATGAGTGCATTTCAGGCTGATTTTATTCGTAATGGTGTGGGGAATCCAACAATTGATCAGTATGATACCTCTAGTCAGTTTCTTAAATCGACAAACTACACCAAGCCCAAGCAAACCAATATGCAAGTATTGGATGAAGATTACGCTCAAACTTATCAAAAGTTGAAAGATAATCTTGCGGCTGTTTTGGAGTCTGAAAAAGCTAGTTATCAGGAACGATTGGAGGCGGAGCGCGTATTCAAAGAAGCAAGACAGCAAATGGATAATGAGTACCACCTGAAGGCGATTGATGCAAGAAAAGCAGATCACGACAGTCAATTGCAGTTATACAGTCAGATGATTTCGTCTGCTTCAAGCACATGGGGAGGTTTAACTCAAATTGTTAAGGATGCGCGTGGTGAAAATTCACGCTCTTTTAAGGCAATGTTTATAGCTCAACAATCCTTTGCTATTGCTTCTGCGATTATCTCTGCTCATTTGGCAGCTACACAAGTAGCTGCTGATGCAACGATCCCATTTTTTGGGGCAAAAATTGCGGCTTCAACCGCCATGCTTGCTATGGGATATGCAAATGCTGGTTTGATTGCTGGGCAAACAATAGCTGGATTCTCAGATGGTGGTTACACTGGATCTGGTGGAAAATATGAACCTGCCGGTATTGTCCATAAAGGAGAGGTGGTCTGGTCCCAAGAAGATATTAAACGCTGGGGTGGAGTTGGTTTAGTTGAGAAAATGCGTAAGAGTGCAAACCCTGAAGCATTTATCAATAATCATGCTACTAACAATACTTCAGTTGAAAATGTCTTTAATCGTTCTTTCCTAAGCTCTAAAGCTTTTAATGATAATCAAAATATCTCGAATATCTTTAATCAGCCTACTCGAGAAGACCAGATTATTGTTAAAGCACTCAAGCCAAGTAATGAAGTGGTGTTGCAATCAGGAGATGTTCAGAACATTACTAACCAGTATGCTGGGAACAACACCAGCTTTAGCGAAGTTCTAGATAAATCGATTCAAAGTAGTAAATCCTTTAATGCTAGCAAGTCGATCATTTCTAGTCTCTCTAACTCAAAAGTTCTAAATAGTAATGTTTCAAACAGTACTGTGCAGAATGCTGAGAAAGAATTGCTGAAAGAAGTTTCTATCTTCAAAGACAATGGTTTTGCAGATGGAGGATATACAGGCAAAGGTAAGAAATATGAGATTGCTGGTGCCGTGCATAAAGGAGAAATTGTTTGGTCCCAAGATGATATTAAAAAATGGGGTGGTGTTGATAAAGTTGAACAGATGAGAAGGGCGACAAGTCCAGAATCATTTGTTTCTAACTATGCTCAAAACCATACCACTTTTGAGAGTATTTTGAATCGGGCGAACCAGAGCTCAAGGATTTTTAATCAGAGCAAAGAAATCTCGAACATCTTTAATCAACCGGTTCATGATGGCCAGATTATTTATAAGGGCAATGGCAACGTACCTACTTCAGCAACTTCTGATCTATACCACGATGGCAAGGTCTACTTCTCATCCAATGGTTTAGTTCAGGATCGATCAAATCTTGAGGATGTTCAAGACTTCACGATAGGTCAAGCTGCTCGACCTCAAGCTGAGATTATGCCTTCAATTGAACCTTCTACACCGACAATCAATTTCAAAATTGAAGTGATTAATCAGGTGAGTGGAGCGACAGTTGAAGCTGAACAATTGGATGAGCAAACAGTCCGGATCATTGTTACAGATGAACTGGATAAGCAGCTTCCAAGAAAGGTACCGAAACTTGTAAGTGACCAAATCGCAAATCCAAACTCAACCATTAGTCGGTCTTTGACTGAGAATACGACAGCAAGACGGAATCGTTAATCAATAAAACCACCTTTCGGGGTGGTTTTTTATTACCTGAAGGAAAGTTATGTACAAGTTAAAGCTAAATCCTCAGACCAGCGGCTATGGCGTAACACCGGGTGATGATGTGAAACGTCAGCAGATGGAGGGAGGACGAGGACGCTATTACATCGATGTAAAACGTAATAGCCACATTGTTGATGTGAACTGGAATTTAAGTAAATCCGATTTTAATAAAATGATGGCGTTCTGGCGGGTCTACCAGAATAAACCAGCCTCATTTTATGCGGATCTGGTGATTGATCAGGGAACACGTCAGCAATATCTATGCAATTTCATTCCGAACTCGTTCAAGACCAATGAGGTGAATGGCAACCTTTACCGGGTAAATGCACAACTCGAAGTTGTTCAAAACCAGCCTAACCTTGCAGCAGATATAGCATTAATTAAAGATTGGGAGGTCTGATGGATAACGAATACGCCGAATTCTTTTTCAATCGAAAAGTTGATATTTATCAACTGGAATGTATTGAACTCTCACACCCTTCTTTTATGAATACTTACCGGGTAGTCCGTAATGATGACCGAGGGGTGTATGTTCAGCACAATGAAGGTGAAGGGCAGGTGCTTTATGAATACCTGCCTATGACAATTCAAAGATCCGGAATGCTGGGCGATCTAGACCAGACTTTAACAGTCTCTATTTCAGGTCTTGGTGATATTTTGCCGGATGAGTTTGAACGGGTAATAGAAGGTCAATTTCCGGATGTAAAACCAACAGTTAATTATCGGCTTTATAGTTCAGATAATTTAAATACACCGATGCATTATCTGCTTGGCTTACAACTCGCCGGTGTTTCAATGAACCATAAAGCTGTGACGTTCAAAGCTGAATCTCCACGATTAAATACCGCTAAAACTGGAGATATCTTTGCACTAGACCGCTTTACTGGTCTCAAGGGGGCTATATGAAAAGTCATGATCATTTGCTTGATAGACAATATGACGAGGAACACTACAACTGTGTTCATTTTGCTCATGAAGCTGCATTGGATCTATATGGAATAGACCGGGCGGAAGCACTTGAATTTTTTATGAAGCCTATTAAAGAAAAGGTATTTCTACCATCAAGGTTAAAACTTTTAAATCCACTGCCCATGCCCAAGGAAGGCTGCATAGTCGCCTTTCACTCGAGATACCGAAACAACCCCCCACATGTGGGGCTTTTTCGTTTGGGGCGTATTTTGCATTTGCAGGAATCAGGCGTTTCATGGATGCCAATTCAAGTCGTTCAAGCATTTGGATTTAATCGTGTGAGTTTCTATGATTAAGATTATTTATAAACAAGACCCTTTATCCGAAGACAAAACAATTGAACACGCCGAAACTTTGGGTCAATGGCTTACTTCAAAATATGACCATATGCCTGAGCATGTCCGTATTTTTCATACCACAAGCAATATGGATCATGCAGAAATTTCATTTGCGAATGAAGTCACGCCGAAGAATGCATATGAATTAAAGCAGCTCGATTTCTTGCCAGGCACTTTCATTGTAATTGAGAATCCCAAGGGTATAGACCCCATAACTCTAGCTTGGATAGCGGTTGCTTCTATAGTTATGGGTGTGGCTGTTGCATTATTAATGCCTGTGCCCTCAATTACCCAAACCAACCAGAATAACAATCAATCCTCGTCTGCAAATAACGAATTATCAAACCGTGAAAATAAAACTCGCGTAAATGGTCGTATCGCAGATATTTATGGTGCCGCTCACGATACCCCTGATCTGATTACTGTGCCTTACAAAGTTTATGAAAATAACGTTGAAGTTGAACACGTTGTCGGTTGTATTGGTCGTGGTCACTATAAAATTAACGGTGCATATGACGGTGAAACCAATATTGTCGATATTGCCGGTGCATCGGTAGAAGTCTATCGACCAGGCGTTGATATTGTCTCGGGTGAGCCATATTTCTCGCTTGGTACCGAAATTACCACGCCGCCACTAACGGTTCAGCATCAAACTTCTGTTAATGGCCAAGTTCTCCGTCCAGCAGATACGCAGTCTTTAGAAGGTACGAACTATCTTCATTTTGCATATCCAAACGAGATCCTTCGGGCATCTGCAAACAATACGGATTTAACCACTAAGTTTGTTAGTAATGACCGGGTAGAAGTCACAAATGCTTCGTTTACTTACAACGGCCAGACTTATGATTTAAACGGTACATATGGCGTTCTATCGGTAGCTGATGACCGCATGACTTTATCCAATCCAGCTGCGGTAAACCCCAACTGGCTAAAGCTAAAGGAATTATCAAATCAGCAAACTGGTGCTTTATCTCCAAAGCTTTCATCTATTGGCGAGAAGTGGATTGGTCCATTCATTCTGGACAATGTCGAACGAAGTCGGGTGCTATGTAATTTTGTGGCCACAAATGGACTTTACACAGTTTCTTCAGGTGGAAATCAGGGAGCTGTAAACGTCACGATTGAAGTTGAAGTAACACCGGTAAATGAATCTGGTGCAGCGATTGGTAATCCGATGCTGAAGCAGATTATTCTAAAGGGTTCAGCAAAGTCACGTCAGACAGTTGGCGCAACGCTGGATATGGTGACATTTCAAGGTCGCTGTAGTGTCCGCGCACGCCGTTTAACTCCGACTCCAGCAGTCACAACTGTTGTTGATGAGGTGAAGTGGCAAGCGTTGTATGGTGCTTATCCATTGCAAAGCACAGTGTATGAACATGAAACGGTTTTCCGTGCACGTACTTATGCAACGACTGGAGCTTTATCTGTTAAGTCACGCAAGATCAATTTTGATCTTCAGCGGATGTTGCCGACTTATAAAAACGGGGCAATGACGACAGAGCTATTTCCAACATCAAGCTTTGCGGATGCGCTGGTTTCAATGGCACTGGATGACAAGATTGGCCGCCGTACGATTGATGAGATTGATCTGGAAAACATCTATCGGACTTATAACGATGTAGTTGATTATTTTGGTACGCCACTTGCGGCTGAGTTCTGTACCACTATTGATGATACAAACCTGTCTTTTGAAGAGCTGGTTACCAATCTTTGTGATGCCGTATTTTGTACCGCATATCGGCAAAACAATAAGCTCAAGCTTTATTTTGAACGTCCAACTGATAACTCGGTAATGCTGTTTAACTTCAGGAATATCATTCCGGATAGTTACAAGCATGACCTTACCTTTGGCGTGATGGATGACTACGATGGACTGATCTATGAATACACGGATCCGACCGACGATAGTCGTATCAATATCTATTTGCCGGACAAAGGAGCAAAGAACCCGAAAGAAGTGAAATCAGTTGGGGTGCGAAACAAATGGCAAGCTCATTTTAATGCGTACCGGATCTGGAACAAGCTTCGGTTTCAACGTAAATCCATCACCTTTGATGCGGCGCCTGAGTCTGAATTGCTTGTGCTACGTGACCGTATTGCCGTAGCAGATTATCGCAATGGTATTCATCAAAGCGGGGAAGTGGTACAGCAAGAGGGTTTAATTCTCACCTTAAGCCATGATGTAGATTTCATTGTAGGCAAGAGCTATGTGATCTATCTACAAATGGGGGATGGCACAGTGGACCTTATTCCTGTTACCGCTGGATCTGCCAAGAACAAGGTGGTTTTAGGCCGTTTACCGAACGGGGCCTTAAAGCTTAGTCCTGATGATTTTGTGAATACTATCTATACGGTGGTTAATGACGATACTAAAGGCTCATTGCCTTATCTGGTCGCAAAAAGAGAACCGGCTGACCAGTTCTCTAATACCATTACGGCAATTAATTACGATATGCGTTATTACCTCAACGATAAAGACTTTATTGACGTGCCGGTTGATGATTCTCCAATTTACATTCGATATGACCAGCTTGATATTAATTTGGCACGTTTATATCAGATGCAAAGAGGTGATTTACCAACGACTGGCGAAATCAGTTTTGTAGTTGAAGCAGGTGCGCTGGTTTCAAGTTCAAGTTCTTATCGACCTGAAACAAGGATGGTTTATAAGTTTGACTATAATAATAGTCCTGCAAAACGAGAGTATATCGTTCCGGCTGCAACTGAATTACCAGCGATAGATACAGGGGAGTTCCCACCTGATTTGGTGGTAAATCTAACGATTAAAGGCTCAGTTGTTGGACGTGGTGGTGATGGCGGGTTGCCACATCTAGCTTACGGAGATTGGGAAAAAGATTCAGACTTCAATTTTACCAAAACCCGGCGTGATGGTTTTCAGGGAGCACCAGGTTTATTGAACCGGCACAGCAAACTAAACCTGATTATCGATGGAGGGACGTTAGCTCGAGGCGGCTCAGGTGGTGGAGCAACACCAAGTGGTATTTACACTGGATCATCTTATGGGGTTCAGGGAATTCCCGGTGGTGCTGGAGCACCATTTGGTCGGGTCATGACTGGACAGCCGATTTCAAATGACTCACAAGATTATCGCCTCTATCTGGAGAGTTATTTAATGGTTATGAAAATCACTGATGCTGAAGCTTCGGTGCCCGGTAAAGGTTACCGAACCCAAAATGAACGCTATGGCTCACCACTTTCTGGAGATGGTGGAAATTGGGGCGAACGTGGCACCAAATCCACCAATGATGGAACGTGGAACTGGCAATACCATGGCACAACTGAAGGTCAGCCGGGGCCGGGTGGACCTGCAATTGTTGGGGTGGCACCGCTTACAACTCAATTGATTAACGGAGGGAAAATCTTACAAACCCTTTAAACCTTAAGAGAACTTTGAGCACCCAATTTGGGTGCTTTTTTATTGCCTAAAAATATCTGGAGAAATTTATGGAACCAGTTTCCACTAGCGGTTTTACAGCACTTTTAAAATTATATGGGATTGCAATCATGGTGACTTTAGCAGTCGGTTTGGTTGCAGCAGTTGTATTAATGACTCGTATGCCACGCTCACCACAAGAGTGGGGCGTAGGCTTGATCTGTACTGTTGTATCAAGTCTTGCTGGCGGCTCATTCATTATTGTGAAGTGGGGGCTTCATGAATGGGTTACTGATGTATGGGGGATGATTGCTCTGGGTGGTTTCTTCTTTGTTTGTGGTTTACCCGGTTGGGCTTTGGTCCGTTGGATTTTTAACTTCATAGATAAACAGGAAGGGAAAACGATCGTTGAAGTGATCAAAGAGTTTAAAAAAGCCAGAAAAGACATTGAAAACAGTTAATGCCGCCTTCGGGCGGTTTTTTACATCTGAAGGAAACCGAAATGAACATTGAACAATATCTTGACGAGTTAATTAAGCGTGAGGGCGGGTACGTAAATAACCCAGCTGATCGGGGCGGTGCAACAAAGTTCGGTATTACTGAAGCGGTCGCACGTGCAAGCGGCTATAAGGGCAATATGAAAGATTTGCCTCTTGAAGTGGCCAAAGCAATTTATCGCAAAAACTATTGGACAGCCCCACGTTTTGATCAGGTGAATATCATTTCTTCTGCTGTAGCTGAAGAGCTTTTAGATACTGGTGTGAATTGCGGTACCGGCTTTGCAAAACCTCTTTTACAGCGTGCACTAAACTTATTGAATAACCAGGGTAAAGCAGGTTGTCCAGACCTTATGGTCGACGGAATTTATGGACCAGCTACGTTAAATGCTCTCAAAATTTATCTTTCAAAAAGAGGTAAAGAAGGTGAAAAGGTATTAGTTCGAGTGCTGAATATCATGCAAGGCCAACGTTATATCGAAATCTGTGAACGCAATCCTTCGCAAGAACAATTTTTCTACGGTTGGATTGCGAATCGAGTTTTGTTATGAAGTTTCTTGTTTCGCTGTGCATCTTGCTTTCAGGATGCACAGCTCATACGATCAATACTAATGTTAGTGTAGGAATTTGTGTAAAGGCCCTTTAGGGGCCTATTTGCCAATAAATTTAATAATTATAATTTTTCAGAGTAATCTACGACTTGAAAAATATATTTAAATATTTATGTATTTTTTACAAATATTTAAAATATTATTGATACTGGAATATTCATTCTCTGCATTATTTTGGGTAACAATTTCATGAATTTTATTGATTAGTTCATTGTTTTCAATTGCATTGTTCATGAGGTATTTCACCTCTTCAGGAATTAAAACTTTAAAACTATTTGGATCTAATTGATTTTTAATATCTTCAATAGAACTTTTAGGTAGACTTGATTTATTAGTGCTAAGTGGCTTTGTTGCACAAACCTATCTCTAAAGGCTTATTCCACAATATAATTTTCAAATGAATAAGTTGACACCTAAAATTTATCGCACAACCAATTGGTCTTCATATAACCGAGCTCTCATTAATCGTGGAAATATTGCCATTTGGTTTGATCCTGCTACGCAATGGTATGCCCCATCAAAAGGCAAACAAGGACGAAATCAAACTTACTCCGACGCAGCTATCCAATGCTGCCTAATGATTAAATCACTCTTTCGATTGTCTTTACGCATGGTCACTGGCTTTGTTCAAAGTCTCATCCATCTTTGTGGGTTAAATTGGATAGCGCCAGACTACACTACAATTTGTAGACGACAACAGCATATTGATATTGTGATTAGCTATCAAAAAAGTTGTGATGGACTGTATCTAATCGTTGACTCTACAGGTCTGAAATTCTTAGGTGAGGGTGAATGGAAGCGTAAAAAACATCAGCCTGAATATCGTCGACAATGGCGTAAATTACATATTGGTATAGATGCTAAAACCTTACAAATACGCGCTGTTCAGCTCACAACCAACAATGTGAGTGATTCACAGGTACTTGGTGATTTACTCGATCAGATTCCACAAGATGAGAGAGTTGACTCCGTCTATACCGATGGAGCTTATGATACCAAACAGTGCCGACAGGTCATTGCGGATCGGCAAGCACATGCAGTGATTCCACCAAGAAAAAATGCGAAGCCATGGAAAGATAAAAAGATGGGCTCGCTAGAACGCAATGAGTTGCTTCGAACAGTTAAACGTTTAGGAAGAACTATTTGGAAGAAATGGTCAGGCTATCATCGGCGAAGTTTGGTTGAAACCAAGATGCATTGCATCAAATTATTGGGGGATAAACTCAGTGCGAGAAATTTTCAAAGCCAAGTCAATGAGATTCATGCACGTATGGCAGTATTAAATAAATTTACGGACTTAGGCAGACCACATACCCGAGTTGTCACTTAAATTTGAGTAGATATGAGAAGTCTTAACTTTTAAATCTTTGTGCAACAAAGCCGTGCTAAGTAAGTTTTTGATTTTATTGAAAAGATGATAGCTAAAATGTGTACATATATATTCAATATCTTCGTTTGGAACATCAATGATAATTAATTTTTTGTGATGAAATTTCATGATATCTTTATATATATAGTACTTACCATCAATTGTGCCGTTGATAATGGAATAACCATCGTGGGTTGATGCATTTCGTGCCTCTTTCATAAATTTACCATAACGGATATCTCCAAAAAAAACATTCCAATCAATTTTTTCATTCAATGCAGTTTCTAAACTATCTTTAATTGATTGAAATGAATTGAGATATGCATCAAAATAATGATTTAATTCAAGCATTTTATCCTCTTGCGGAGTTCCCCAATTTTTTTTAGTTTCACTACAACATTCTAAAATTTTATTTAAGAAAAATTCATGTCTTGAAAAAAGGCTATTAAGATGATTAGTAACCATTAGTCTATGTTGTTCAGAGTTTAAAATTTTCATAAATATACAAAATATTTTTTAATTAATACTCAGTTGAACATTTAAATGTCAAATTATCAATAGCTTATGTCGATCATAGAATTTTATTATTCAAGTGTCTGTGTACGGTGTCTTGTTAATTAGCATTATGTACCACCCTCATGCGGTTGGCCAAGTAAGCTACGGTATTTGGCCAACACTCTATTTTAAGTTTAAGTTATTGAAAAATAATGAGGGTGATATATTTTGCGGATTGGCATTTTATTACACTAATATTTTCAATTCTTCGAAAATGCTCTTTGAAGATCTAGGCTTGTATAAAGTTTTATTTTAAAAGACCGTTTATGTCCTCAAATAGGTGGCGGTTCTGAATTGCTTTCATATTTTGATTTTGAAATGATTCTTCATAAGTTACTGTAGTTAATAATAAATCTTTATCTTTTCCTATGAAAAGATTCCCTAAGTTTTTAGTGCTCTCTTCATCTTTAGTTAAACGAATATGAACAACTAAACCATCAAAATAATATCTTATAATAGGATATGATTGCTCAACACCTTCGTTAAAAATAGGCTTAACAGTTAGCTCATCAATAAATGGAGTTTGATTATGTATTTTTCCTTTTGTTGACAGCTGTATTAGCGTGATTGGAAAGAAAAAGTATTGTCCCGCATCTCTTTTTATCAACATTTCTTTTAAGATACTTAATTCATCTTCTGGTAAGTTAATTTCATTAAATCCGACTCTTTGTGAAACACATGTGCGCCAAAGTAGACTTAAAATAAATAATCTTAATGTTGTGTGGTCTACTTCCTCAAGTCTTCGAATGCCGTGGGTATCAGTGAATTTATTGAATAAATTGGCTGGTAACTCATTTTCACTCCAACTACTCCAGATCAATTTGTGTTTTCGTAATTCTTTTATTGCTGCAGTATCAAACTCGGTAAGAATATCTTCCCCATTTTTAGTAACTATTTCAGAATCATACCAACTTGAAGTAGCTTTTTTGGCTCTATAACCTTCGCCTATTTCTTTCATAATCCCTCCTTTTATTTCTGGTTTTGTTAAAGCCTGAGGAATTAAATGAGATTTAATAAATTGGCCATATTCTCCAGTTAGCTTACATACGCCGCTTTTTTTCATATTTCTATTTCCTACTTATATTTTTAGTGAAGTTATTAATAATTGAATAATCTAAATAGCACTGTATTCGATAGTCAAGTAAGTTTGCCTGATACCTTCAATTTTTGAACCTTCATACATCCATGGATCGCACAGCCTAAATGATAAATAACAATGTGAGTGACGACATTTATATGAAAGCACTCTGAGTAGGCTTTTAAAAATTAAGAATTATTTGAATTGTGACATCTATACTTTAAGTGATTTTAAAATTTTATAGATTTCATTATCATCTATTAAATTTTGAAGACGAAAGTACTCTTCATAGGCTTTACCACATAAATTATTAAACTCTGCCAACTCGTTAGTTGGAATCATAGAATAATTAGTTATATCTGTAATTTTTTCAAAAGAATCTTCTAATACTTTAATTTTGATTTCTGAAGATTTCGATTCTTCTATGAGTAAATGGTAATGCTTTAAATTCCTAATAAAAAATTTAAAATTCGTTTTTATTGTATTGGCGTTTCCTTTTATGATCTCTATTTTTGATTGGTATTCCTCTTCATAAGTCTTATCTTGAAGTTGTATAGAAACAAGAAATGGGAAAAGGTCGGCTTCAAGGTCACTATGTTTCAATTGAAAATCAAGAATGGATATTGATAAGCGATCATAACTATCAAGCACCTTTCTTGCGTATTCATTGAAAACTGACTTGTTGTGTTGGTCTCGCCAATCATTAAATAAATGAGCTGCAACTACAGCGGCCCCTAACGTAGTCAAGCCGCCGAATATTCCAGAAATAGTTGATAGACTATCTTTTATTGCTGCTACGTCACCCCAATATTTGAAGAGTAGGCCGAAGACACACCAAATCAAGAAAGCTAAAAGAATGACGGATACTGAGATGCTAAAGGCAACAACATTTTTATTCATTAATCACCAACTGTTCCTAAAATAGGAATCATCTGTGGCCCAGTCATTCGAGCCTTACTAATAATTTCGACAAGCTCATCATAGGTTAATTCAAAGAATCTTCACTATCAAAAACATAGACCATATTTTTACCTTCATATTCTGGTGATGTAGGTGGAACAAAACGGTTAGGAATAAGTGTTTGTGTTAATTGTTCGTCAGTTAGCCGTGTAAAGTTCATGTTAAGTTCCTCATTAAATGGTTAATTGAGCAAACATTTGCTCAAAATTGGTAATAGTTAATAAAAGTGAGCAAATATTTTCTCATTTTGTTATCAATGGCAGCTCATCCCACTTAAAAGGATTCCTGCTAAGTTTGTCGCGGCTCATATTCCAGTTCCGATTAGGGATAAAGCAGGGGCCTACACCAATCTTTTTCTTTCCAAACTTTGTATGCACATTATCAAGCGCTCTCATCAATTGTTCCTTCTTTTCTATCATTTCAAAATCTGTAAGTAGATCATAAGTATGGCCAGACTTCGGCTCTAAACCTGTCAGCACAACACCGCACTTCTTATATTTAATTCCTTCTTTGTATATATCGTTTAACATCCTTGTTGCTGCTTTGACGAAATCAATAGCGCAATCTGTGGGTTCAGAAAACGAACCTGTAATTGATTTGTTATAAAAAGGGACATTTGGGTCGAAAGGGTTTGACTGTACAAAAGTAATCATACATCCGCACAAAAGCCCTTCATCGCGCAATCTCTTACAAGCATCTTGAGCATACATAGAGATAGCTTCTTTTAGATCCGTTAGTTCAGTAACGCGACCACCGAAAGATCGAGACGCGACAATTTGTTTTTTTGATGGGGGAGTGTGCTCGATCTCAATGCATGAGATACCCTGCAATTCGTAGATCGTACGAGCCATAACGATAGAAAATCGCTTTTGCATCTCCCGTGGTTCAGCACAGGCTAAATCAAGCACCGTATTAATCCCCATGCTTTGCAACTTTTTTGAATGCTTACGACCAACGCCCCAAACTTCAGAAACATCTATTTGAGCAAAGTAATATTCTTTATTGCACGGATCCATATTAACGAGGTCACAAACGCTGTTAAATCCGGGATTTTTCTTTGCAATATGATTTGCAATCTTTGCTTCTGTTTTACTTCTGCCGATTCCGACACAGACAGGTAAGCCTAACCACTTCCATATTTGTTGGCGCATTTGTTGCCCGACTTTTTCTAAGTCAAAATTCTTTTCATAGGCGGTGAAATCAACAAAGCACTCATCAATCGAGTACGGTTCAACTTCTTCTGCAGTTACGTAAGAGGCAAGGATCGTATGAAAGCGCCGTGACATTTCTGCATACATTGCGTAGTTGCTTGAAAGTACGAGCACCTTATGTTGCTGAACAATATCTTTAATTTGAAAAAGCGGCACACCCATTTTTATATTTAAGGATTTTGCCTCGTTGCTACGCGCCACAGCGCACCCATCGTTATTGCTGAGCACAATAACAGGCTTATCATTCAAAGATGGGTCAAAGACTCTCTCACATGAAACGTACATGTTATTTACATCGATGAGAAAAAATACTTTGTTCTCATGTTTCATGACTTAATGCCGTATCATTTTAATGATATGAGTGACAACACCCCAAATTATTAATTCTTGCCCCTCTTGTAGATAGATATTTTTATATTCAGGATTTTCAGCTTTAAGCCATTGGCCTTTTTCATCAATCATTAAACGTTTAACTGTGAATTCATTGTCAATTAGTGCAACGACAATATCGCCGTGCTTTGCATCAAGACTACGATCCACAATCAATTCGTCATCAATATCTATACCTGCATTGAGCATTGATAGTGATGCAACTTTGACAATAAACGTTGAAGTTTCGTTCTTAATTAAGTGCTCATTCATATCGAGCACTTTGTCTATGTAATCTTGTGCGGGGCTGGGGAAACCAGCGGAAATCTTTTCAAGTGCGTAGGGGATAAGCATATGAGTTGATGGTACAACTTGCTTAAAAGATAAAGCCTCAGATAAAACAATACTTTGTGTGAGATACGGTTTTATCTTGATAATGGATGGTGCAATTTCGCTCATTTGTTTCCCCTAGCTTGATTTTGTAACATATTCAAGATGATATTCTAGAGATGAGCTTAAATTCAAATTTAAAAAGCTGTGGATAAACAAATAGAAGTCAAAAATTGACGTTCCTTATTGTGCATTTGGTCGGAAATTCTTCAGTTCTGATCGAGGTTGAGCGGTGAATTCATCAACTGGCATATCTAGGAAAAAGTCCTTTGCTTCCTCATGCTTACAGTGAAGCCACTCTTCCCTTAATTCAGGTGGAATAACAATAATAGAGCGCTTTTCATCAGTAGGCGCGTGGAATTGCTTCATGAAAGGATGGTGGTCAGAATTAATGGTGAGCATGCTCATAGATCTGACTTCTTCGCCGTTCACTACAGCATATTCATAAATGCCTGCGATAGTGAAAGGCATATCATCTTTCCGATAAATTCCCCACCATTCTGGCTTGTTATTAATATACTTCGGTTCAAATATCACATCTGCAGGAATTAAACAGAATTGGTTTTTCTTCCATGCATTTTTAAAACTAGGCTTTTCGTGAACTGTTTCAGTTCTTGCGTTATAAGTATTGTGCACCTTTTTAAGATCTTTAACCCATGGAGCGACTAGGCCAAAACGAGCTAATCGCCATTCCATTTGCTCTTTTTTAGAGAATAAAAGGGGAGCTTCATAGTTTGGATATATGTGAGATTTATGATCAAATGTTGGCTCAAACAGATCCAACAAGTGAATTCTATCCTTTGCAATCGGTTCGTAGTTTGAACACACTTAATAGCTCCTTTTACTATCAAATGGCTTTGTTGCACAAACCTATCTCTAAAGGCTTATTCCACAATATAATTTTCAAATGAATAAGTTGACACCTAAAATTTATCGCACAACCAATTGGTCTTCATATAACCGAGCTCTCATTAATCGTGGAAATATTGCCATTTGGTTTGATCCTGCTACGCAATGGTATGCCCCATCAAAAGGCAAACAAGGACGAAATCAAACTTACTCCGACGCAGCTATCCAATGCTGCCTAATGATTAAATCACTCTTTCGATTGTCTTTACGCATGGTCACTGGCTTTGTTCAAAGTCTCATCCATCTTTGTGGGTTAAATTGGATAGCGCCAGACTACACTACAATTTGTAGACGACAACAGCATATTGATATTGTGATTAGCTATCAAAAAAGTTGTGATGGACTGTATCTAATCGTTGACTCTACAGGTCTGAAATTCTTAGGTGAGGGTGAATGGAAGCGTAAAAAACATCAGCCTGAATATCGTCGACAATGGCGTAAATTACATATTGGTATAGATGCTAAAACCTTACAAATACGCGCTGTTCAGCTCACAACCAACAATGTGAGTGATTCACAGGTACTTGGTGATTTACTCGATCAGATTCCACAAGATGAGAGAGTTGACTCCGTCTATACCGATGGAGCTTATGATACCAAACAGTGCCGACAGGTCATTGCGGATCGGCAAGCACATGCAGTGATTCCACCAAGAAAAAATGCGAAGCCATGGAAAGATAAAAAGATGGGCTCGCTAGAACGCAATGAGTTGCTTCGAACAGTTAAACGTTTAGGAAGAACTATTTGGAAGAAATGGTCAGGCTATCATCGGCGAAGTTTGGTTGAAACCAAGATGCATTGCATCAAATTATTGGGGGATAAACTCAGTGCGAGAAATTTTCAAAGCCAAGTCAATGAGATTCATGCACGTATGGCAGTATTAAATAAATTTACGGACTTAGGCAGACCACATACCCGAGTTGTCACTTAAATTTGAGTAGATATGAGAAGTCTTAACTTTTAAATCTTTGTGCAACAAAGCCCTATCAAATTTTCTATTTTTATAAAAATAACAAAAATAGAAGTCAAATTGATTGAGAATAGTATGATGGTAAAGCGTAAGCTCATCAATGAAATCTGTACCTTTAGATCTTGCTTGCTCAATTAAAAATAAGAAATGAAAAATATTTATAAATAGAGAGTTGTGAAGACCCAAAGGTTCATCAATTTCATTTTTAGTTTCTGGCTTTAGTATTTCCTCAGAAAAAGCCGTTATTTTATTATTAATATTTTGTACTAACGCATTAATTTTGGGATCATTATTCGGTTCAAGAGTAAAGGAAGGTAATGATCTTAAAAAACCTTGAACAACCAGTGGGTGATGCAAAGATTGATAATCTAAAGAACTTACAGTTATTTTATATATATTTCTATTATTTAAAGTAAGCTTTTGTCTATCATTAAATTTAATTTCATTAAAATTTAACAAGAACCTTTTATGCTTGTTTAATTGCGTTTGAGATTTAATTAGGGATTCAGATAAATCATTTAAAATATAATAACCATGACCTCCTTTTGAAGGGTCGGTAAGTACGCGATTCTTAATTTCAAATAAGGCAATATTATTATTGTTATGAATTGCTAAATCTAATTCTAATGATTGTGCATTAATGCCCATTACACTCCTTTGAGGGCCATTTACTTTATAATTATTATTTCCAATAAAATGTAGAGGGGTAGACATAAGATAGTGTGAAGCAAAATCTTCTAAAATTATCCCTTGTTCATTACTCTTTATATCCATTTGATAAAGAAGTTCTAGAAATACATAGTAAAAACCAATGAAAAAAAATGAATGATTTAGGAAAAATATTCTATCATTAACTTGTACAAAAGGTTTTTTCTTATAATCTGCTTTTCCTAAATCATAAATAGTATGAAAATTTTGGTTGATTGATTTATGTATAACAAGTTTAGATATTTTTTCAGCCACATCAGGTGAATATTTTTTATAAACCGTTTCTGTTTCATTAGTTATATCTATAATTTCATTATGTGCTTTAGAGTAAGTAAAAGTCGCTAGTTCTAGTGTTAAATTTAACTCTGGGGTGTTGAATCTATTTTTAATAAATCTAAGATATTCTAATATTGATTTAGGATCATATTGCTCTATTTTAAGCAATTGGTCTCCAATTACATGCTTATCAATTATTTCTAAAATAGTTTCTGCAGAACAGTGAATGTACTGAAATTGAGAGAACTCATAGCTTTGATATTGATATAAAGAAATGTAGTGTTTAGAGAACTCTAATGCTGATACTAACCGTGTTGATCTAATGTTGGTGGGTAAATTAATAGCCTTTGTATATTTTAAAGCTTTATTTAGGATGTATCCCCACGGATATAAAGGAGACGTATGCTCTGTAATAAAAGAATAAAATTTGGTATTTTCTAACTTTTTTATCATTGAAAAGATTACAGGTATTGAATCAATGCCAATTTCCATAAATTTTTTATCAATTAACTTTTCAATTTCAATAACTTTTCGAAAGTTAACAGATCCATTATGAAATATATTTTTTATTCCTTTAGACTTAAAAAAATTTATAGATTCGCATAAACTTTTTTCTTTAGCAGATACATGAAGATGAGTTGGTTGAAATAATTTCTCTTGTTTGGCATATAAACAATACTTATATGCTGAGATAAAGTTATCTCTATTATTATTAAAATTTTCTCCATGCTTGAAATTGTTAAAAATAAAATACAAGTTTTCAAATATTTCTTTATATATTTTATTTTTAGACAAGTTATATTGAACTACAAATGAATCCCTTAACTTGATAAAAAAACTAATTGTGATGTTATCCCCCTTAAGAAGAGTATGAAATTGTTCTATAATTTCCTCCAAGGTTAAATTTTCATTAATTTTAGAGGAGGAAAGTGTTTTATGAGTTTTTACTATAAAATTAAAGTCAATCATTCTTTTCTCTAATAAGGTGTTACTTTGACGAAGGTGTAAGCTAATTATGCATTAGTAAGCATTTGAAAAAAAATTATAAAGTCTGATAATTCACGAGAACGCATTAGGATGACTTAATTTATTAATCCTTACATCGACTATTAATGAACTCAATAATAATGGCTAGACATTCTCTAGACCCTTCAATTTGGTCCTTAAGATTAGTATTGCCTATATGCTCTTCTTGAAAAAATTCATCAGCCATTTGCCATGACTTAATAACTTGAATTACATCTTCTTTAGTCCATTCTCTAGCTTGTCTGGCTATTTCATTTTCATCAAAATATTCGGACATTTTAATTACCTATATTTCATTTTTAATGTTTAAATAATAGTCAGAGATTTAAGTTTATCCAACCATTTTCTATAAGCTTCTGTTTGTTGCGGCAAATATTCATAATAGTCATAAGTACCTTGCTCACCAGACATTACATGGCCAATCATAAGTTGTGCTACATCACGCGATGTAAATGCACTGAAATTAGTACGTGCTGTTCTTCGTAGGTCATGAAGGGACCAATGCTTCATATAATAGTCATGATGTCGTCTTAGGCGTTCCATTAAGTAGCCTGGCAATGAATTTGAAGAACCATGACTCATAGGTGTTTCTTCATTATCATTTGTTAGGAAGTACTCAGAAGTGTTGTATTCAAAAGCCTCAACAATTAATGCCTCCATTTCTGGCAAAATAGGGCGAATGATTTCACGGCCAGTTTTCTTACCGGTCTTATTGTTTACAACAGGAACAATCCAGACTTTTCTATTTAAATCGAAATCTGTCTTTTTGGCTTTTCTTAGCTCACCATTTCTACAACCAAACATTAAACATAGTTTTAAGAAAATTTTGTTTTTAGGCAAAATGTTTGATTCTTCAATAGCCAGCCATACCATTTTAATTTCTTCATCAGAAAGAAATCTGGTACCTCTATTTCGTTCAATTCCTAGATCTTCTTTAGCATAGATATCTGATAAGACATTCACTTCAAGCAATTGTCTTTTTTTTGCCCACTTTAAAACCTGTTTTGCATTTGTTAAAACACGGTCTGCAATAGAGGGTACATCATCTGCCAATTCTTCAAGCAAAGCTAACCATTGCTGCAGGGTAATGCGGTCAACTGGTAAATCACCAATTTCAGGGATGACATGTTGTTCAAAGGTGTTTTTAATTTGCTGCGCAGATGTTTTCTTCTTAAGACAATAACTTTCATACCAATCATTAAAGACATCTTCAAATGTGCTTGCATCGATGTATTTTTGCTGCTGTACACGAACCTCAACTTTAGGATTCATTCCTTTATCTAAAAGCGACCGCATTTCTCCAGCTTTAATGCGTGCATCTTTGAGTGACATATGAGGGTAGGTGCCCAAGTCTAAGCGTTCAGCTTTTCCAGCAAATCGATATCTCAACTGGAATACAATTTTACCTTTAGGTGAGATTCTGACACTCATTGAATCCCGATCTGCTATTTCTTCAACCTTATCACGTGCCTTGCCGTTATTAGCTTTTAGCCACACTTCAGTTAAAGCCAT